ATGAATAACTATAAAGTATTTGGAGACAAGTTAGTTAGTTATGTACTGGATGTTCAGGCCAGCTCGGCAGAGGAGGCATGGGATATTGCCTCTAATGCCGCAACGGCTGATTGGATCCAAATTGATGAGGGCCCAAAGATTGAGGTCCATTTTGTAGAAGACCTGGTTGAAGATGAAACAGATTTGTTAGAAGATGGTTATCCCTCAATGGATAATGAAATTCTAGTAATGGACAAATCGGACATATCGGACTAGGTGAGGTTTTGAGGGCATAAATTTGCTCTTACGAGGGTATTTACAAATTCGTGGATACCTGATAAAATATAACACTATCATAGAAAGGATAGACAACAATGGCAACAAAGCGTGAATATCTAGCAAGCAAGGGAATTACTGTTGGCCGCCGTGGCCGATTCTCAGCAGCAGCTAAGCAGGCTTTGTCTGAGGCGGAAAAGAATGGAATTAAGTTCTCCGCTGAAGTCAAGCAAGCTAAGAACTAAGGAAGTCAGATCCAAAGGGGCTGGCGCAAGTCAGCCCCTTCTGATATAATGGGCGGTTACAAGAAAGGCGGACATGAGAAAAAGAACCAAAGTAGATAAAGTAATAGACCAATTAGAAGAAATTCTAAACGACCACCATTTTCATCCAGCGTTAATGGCAAATATGATAACAACAAGTTATCCACCATACACTCAATCCAAACTAATAGAACTAATTGAATATATCAAAGTCTATCATGAGAAGGAAAATGAGTTACACAAATCAACACATACAGCGCAATACCGCTAATTAAATAAATATAAACCTCATAGGGGTGAATTGGACAATATGTCCGATTTGCCCCTTTTGTGTTCTATTTTAGCGGGCGGGATTTCGCTTTTACGACGACATATAAAAAATCCCTCAAAATTTGATCAATATCTCAAAGAATATAACAAAATGTTATACAAATAGATCAAAATAGATCCAATTTAATCCAAAATCTGTCAAAATTTATCTCGTATTTGTGGGCGAAAACGCCCATTTACGAGAGCTATTGACAAATCCTGGAACATATGCTGCCATATAGGGTATTGACAACATTACGACATTATGGTAAATGGGGTTCAATTACTCATATAATAATTTAAATATAATACAATAACATTTCGTTATTAAATGATAACCACTTTACTCCACTTTACTCCACAATTCTCCACTATAAAAGCCGTATAAGGCTCATAGAGAGGAGAAAAGGGAGGGGGGAATAGAAGATATAGGACCTTATTCTGGAGAATTTTCTACAGGAGCTGTAGCCATTCTCCAGCCACCTATATTTGGATCCATCATATCTGGATTGACTGGCATACCTTCTGGATATACTCTATGAACTACATGAGGGTTATCTGGTATATAGTGATTATTACAGACGAAGATTATTCTGTACCCGTCCGAATTTATTCCAGTTGACTGAGACTTACAATATTCACATACTGAAGCCTGCTTAATATCTCTCTCTTTCAGATGCTGTAAGTAAGCAGCAATTTGCGGATCTTTGGGTAATGGATAACTCATTGCTGTAACCATGCAAAGTAATTAAGGATAATGAATATAGCTAGGAGGATTAATAGGGCGTATTTCATTCTTTCCCGCCAAAATTTATTACCTTAAATGCATCGCCTGTCTCTTCATCGATATAGTCCCAGTGAAATTCATCATAGTCATAATCTGGGTCTACCGTCCCAGTCTTTTCCCAGTATGGAACTCCATTCTCATCATAGTCATCCCAGCCAGGACCAGACATGTCCATATTTAACCTATAGAAGGTTCCGTATTTGCTGTAGATTGGCCAGAATGTATCCCATAGCCATCCATAATACTTATATCTAAATCCTTTATCTAAGCCTTCATCTTCCATATAGGATAGCTCTAGCATATTCTTGGACGCTATTGATCCCGCCCAATTTGCGATCCATCTCAAAGGTGGTCTTGATTTATGCTCTACAATCGAATCATCAAGAAAGTTTCTCAATATCCGCCTCCACATTCATTTCTCGTATGATATAACCGATTGGTTATAAAATCTGCCCTAGTGGGCGCAAAAAGCTCTTTACGACAGGAAGCGCAAAATCCCTGCCATTCTCGTCCGAAAAAGTCATAGTACATCCACTTAGACATTTGTATCCTTTAATTTATTTACTAGTTGACTAAAAGGCCTAGCCAATTCTTTTGGAGCTAAATAGAAGTTATCCTCATGCTTGCGATATCTGTCGTATTTTCGCTCTACCCGCCAAGACTTGGAAAATGCGGTGGGGAATACAAACATGCCGCCTGTATTCTGACTAACCATAACATAGGCAATTGGCTTTGGATCTTTGGCTTCATATCCTGAAACTGTATCAATAATCAAATCGTCATATGGAAATGATTCTGGGTTATCGCTAAAATTAAGATTACGACTCTTGACCTCAATTACCTGATCTCCTACAATAATATCCTTATCATTGAGGGTATATTCTTTTATTTCTTCCTTTGATTGGGCAAATGAGAACTCTGGTACTTCCGCCGAAATTCCTTCTGATTCTAGTCGCATAGCGACGATTTTGTTGAAGGCATGGCCCGATTCCATTGCTGATTTATAATCGAACATGTTCTCTCTTTCGCCGCACTTGCCGCTTCACTTTTGAGCGTATTGAGTAGTATATAATATATATTTGGATAGGTCAATAGTTAAATAGACCACCAGCCACGTATTGTGCCGCCTTCTATTGGGCATTTGTAGGCTTTAGGTGCGTCTGAGTCGTAGTACTCCTTGAATAAACGGGCGTGGAGGGCCCCATCTGTCTCGTGAGTATCTCTACCGCAATCTGGGCAGATAGGCTCTCCTATAATTTCGTAGACGTGTCTACACGCCGTATTTGTATGCATCCGAGCCCAGCCAGTCCATTCTTGACTTTCCGCATGGACATGGTGGAACTAAATGAATTTTGCTATCTTCAAGCTCTGTTTCAATGCACATAATAGTATTGCATGTCTTACATCTAAATAGATATTTTTTCATTTCTTTTTATTCCCTGCGGTAAGCATTTCTTGAACTAGGATCTTCATTCCTAATCCATTAAGTTTAACTGTATCTATTTTATCAAGTTCATCTAATATTCTTTTCCGCTCTTGCTTTACCGCCTTTGCACATCCATTACAAGGACATGCCCAATCCTTTTTTACTTCCGCCTTATCATCTCTTTTGTGAGCTGTTTCTGCCGCCTGCAAATCCATTATAAACCTAACGCTTCCGTTACATCTATAGAGTCATCGATTGTTTTATCGTGCTCTTTGCTACAATTACCACATTCTTTACACATAATAAGTTCCCCCACCACAACCAAAGGCCATTAGCGGGGGAATCCTTTATACTTTCTTAGGTCTGCTTTTCTTCGGACCTACGGTAGTTTCTCTGCGGATACCATGACGATTGCGATCTATTTTCATAGTTCTCTTATCCTGGATTCCAGACTTAAATCTACCTTGACTTGGATTTTTCCTCGTTGCTTCTTGAGAAGTTACAGCACCTGATGGTTGGCTGTTTGGAGGAGTCTCCATTCCTGTACCATTATTCATTAATAAATCTTTCTCTTTGTTCTGGAGTTGCAGTCATATTTAGGGTAAGACCTGCTTCTCCATCCCTTGTAACATCTAGCATACCGCCAGGAATCTTTGCCATTCCTGTTTGGCTACCGACGTTTTCGCATCCACATTCAACGCACATATTACTTAGGACCTTGTGCTGTTGCTTGGTTTGATACATCTTTCGCTGGGAAAGCTGCTGCTGGCTGTTGTCCTGTTGGGTTGAGATCAAGATTGTTTGATCCTGACTGCTCACCTGTCTGGTTGAAACCAGTTAGATTAATTCCGTCCATTTTATTTCTCCTATAGGTTGTATTTAAGCGGGTCTAGAAAGCCGCTCATTCGTCTATTATAGCATTTTCGTCATCTTCAAAGTCGAAGAGGTCGTCTGGAAGGCTATAGAGTTTTTCTATAGCCCTCCAGATTATATTCGCTATTTTATCTATCATTTCTTATACAATTCATGCCAACAGTCGTCACAAATCAAAATATATTTAGTTTCTGTGCTGCTGATGCGAGTTGCCTCGTTTTCACAACCCTTCAATTCACAGATCTCTACATATTCCATTGCTATGATCTCTTAGCCTTTACACGGTTATATCCAGTCTTCTTTTTATTCATAGAGCCTGGGGCTTTACCGCCTGGACCTTTATGATTCCTACGGCGTATTTCTAGAGATGCCGCTATTTTATCGTGGTGCTTTCCCATTTACTTCTTCTTTGGGGTTGACTTCTTTACAGTCTTCTTTGCAGGAGACTTCTTTGCAGGAGCCTTCTTCTTTGCTGCTGGCTTCTTTGCTGCTGCTTTCTTCACGACTACCACCTTTCTTTCAGGTTCAGCCTGAACTAATACATTATATTTAAACTCTTCCTCTTTTGGAAGTAGCCAATTCTTTATTTTATTCCACATTATTTTTTATTTATCTTTCTGATTATATAATCAATCACTTGTTGTGGCTTCCATTCATTTGGAAGTTCAAGATTACTTATTTCTTTTATTATGTCCCGTCGGACTTTTTCTTGTAAGTATTCTTCCACCATATTATTCTATCATTTATAAAATAAAGGGGCAAGACCTCAGTCCTGCCCCAGTATTTAATTAGATTACTTTACGAGAGCAACCTTGGCTTTTGGATTAGCCTTATTCCATTTTGCAGCAAGTGCATTGAATGCCTTTTTAATTGCATCAAGAGCAGCAGAGTTATCTGCTTTTAATTTTGCAATTTCAGCATCTTTAGCAGCAACGGCATCGGATAGGGCTTTATCAGCAGCAAGCTTAGCGGTTACTGCATTAGCCTTAAGTGTTGCAACCTCTGCCTTAAGTGTTGCAATTTCTGCATCAGCAGTAGCCTTGGCAGTTGCAGCAGCAGTTGCAGCAGCAGCAGCGTCGGCAGCACGAGCAGACTTCTCTGTTGCTAAAGCAGCCTCAGCAGTAGCCTTGGCAGCAAGCGCAGCAGTAAGTTCTGCAGCAAGGTCACGAACTGCAATATTCTTTGCAACAGATGAAGTAATGGTATTAAAACCAGTTACAGCAGTTGCCAAATCAGCAGAGTTTGTGACTGAAAAAATTACAGCAGCCGAACCATTGGTTGGAAGTGTAACCTTAAAATCACGGGCACCAAAGTCTGCTAGACCAGTGCCAGTTGTGGCAGTTGTCGTATCAAGAGTTCCGTTAGCAACTACTGCTGTAATTGACTTTCCAGAAACCTTATTACCGAATACATCCTTAGCGGTAACTGTTAGCGTCACCTGTGTACCAGAAGCACCGACGTCAAGACCAGATACTGAAATATCATTGATCTTTCCGACTGCACCTTGTACATAATAAACCTTAGTTTCACCTTGGTTTGTAATGGAAACAGTTCCTACTGCGGTGGTCTTTGTAAAAACAAAGAATGTAGCAGTTGTTCCTGTTCCAGTTGCAATTGTTGTTGAAGCAGATCCACTAGCAGCAGTTACTGGAGCAGCAGCAGTTGCTGTTGCAAGTACGATAGAGGCGTTTGTTGCAGAAACCGCAACGGCTGTACCTGTATCTACTGTAACTACAAACTTTAGAGCATCAGCAGCATCAACAGAATTATCTGATGGAACTGGAAGCTCCACAGCAGTTGTTGTGGCTGTTCCCGCTGTTGCAGGGGCGCTACCATTAACAGTCAAAGCAACTGTCATAGGGGCGGCATTTGCAGGTGCCACTCCAAGGGTGCCCAGTGTCATGGCTGCAACCATGGCGAGAGCTATTTTCTTAAATGATTTCATTTAATTTTTTCTCCTTTTTTATTCTGACCCATTGTAGACCAGAAATCTATTTTATGTACGAATTCCGCCAATTTGATGGGGAATGGTTATCCTCTATACTTTGTTTCATCTCAATGTCTTCGTACATTCGAACAATATGCATGCAAGGATCTTGACCTTCATCAAACTCTGCAAACTCTTGCTCAGACATTGGTAGTCCGTCATGTGTATAACATACTGGGGGTCCGCACCAACCTTTTTCAATCCCGTATGTCATCCATTCACTAAATGTTATATCCATCCTTCAAACTCTTTCACGAGTTTGTGTTTAGGCTGTGCGCCAACCACTTTTTTGACTGGTACTCCATTTTCGAATACCATTAATGTTGGTATTGTAGATATGTCGTACTTTGTAGCCAAATCTTGTTGTTCATCTACATGAACTTTAGCAATTGATACATTGTACTCACTTGCTATCTCATCTAATATTGGAGCAACCTTTAAACAAGGCCCACACCAATCCGCCCAAAAATCTACAATCAGTATCTTGTTGTCATTTAAAGCTTTACTAAAGGTTTCACTAGTTAGATTCATCTGTATCCTCCGCATGAGTTGGCCAGTAGTAACTGCAAGATTCACAGCAAGTATACCCTAGTTCACGATAGTCCGCAAACTCCGAATAGAAATAGTACTTTTCTGGGTCCTTTTCGTATAACCTTCCCTTATGAGAATAATGTACACGCTCATCTCCTAGCCACCAAGGCTCATCTGATTCCAGCATAAGGAAATTTTCCTGATAGATCTGGTCGAATGTATCTCGTGTACTATTCTTATAGCCACGCATAATAATTTCTTTTACGATGGCTTCATTGTATAGGAACAGCCAATCTTCATGGCCCTCCCACATTTTGACGGCTGGATGATTCACCCATGCGCCTGATTCATTATAATATCCTGCAAGAGACTTGAGGACCTGAAGATTTTCTACGCTTTGCTTAATAAGACGCTTACGATCTAAATGTTTAGCAGTCTTTGCAAAGTCCGCCTCTGGTAAAAATGTTTGCATAGTCCTATCTTACTAAATAGTATAAGGCTAGTCAATACTAGTCTTGATTTTTTAATTCTTCTGCTGCTTGGTTGAATTTATCCATAAACATTTGGATAACAAATAATGTGCTTTCTTGTGCATTTTTCTTCAACGCTGCTTCTGCCATTTCATTTCTTTCTTCTAATGGCATTGCGTTATACCATTTCTGATATAACGCAATTGCAACGTCTCCGATTATTCCTTCTAATACGGTGACTTGATTAGCCATTTAAAATATCCTTGCTTACAACATACCCTGAAATAGTTTTACTTTTTACTGGGTAGGATTTTGATTTAATCAAATCTAATAATTGTTGTTTTGTGTATGAAGGATATTTTGATTTAAGTCCAACATAAACTGCTGCTGCAACTTGTGCCGAAACAGATGTGCCGTCTTCGTTGAAAAAATATCCACTAGGATTAATAAGTCTTAATCTACCAAGAGCAAACATGTCTGTGATATTAGAATCGTAATTAGAATAAACTGCAATTCCGTCTGTAACTGAAGTTGCAGATACAGTTACTGCTTGACTAATACAACCTGGCCAAGATACACGCTTTTGATCACGCATATTACCAGCAGCAATAAAAACAGGTACTCCTGACGAATCAAGTGTTGATATAGCACTTACAGTATTTGGTGTTGTTGGGCAATAATTAGCCAAAGGCGCTAAATTATGATGTCCTTGAGAGATTGCCACAGCCTGAATATTAAATTTAGACTTGTTTGCGTTTACCCAATTTAAAGCCTTAACAAAAGTTTCCTCATTGTATATCTGTCTTACGCCAGTTGAAGTGGCTCCAACAATCCTTACGAATACAATTCCAATATTTGGATTAGTTGATACTGATGCATGTGCCATTTTAGTTCCATGATCAAAGCCATTTGCCACCATTTGTGATAATGGCATATATGCTGCTCCTGGACCCTCCATAAAATTAGATCCATTTGGGCATGAATTCCATTCTAAAATACATACTTCATAAACAATTCTATCTTTAAACACTGGTAAATTTGCGTTCAAAGCTGTATCAAGAATTGCCACCGTTGCAGGAGCAGGTTGATTAGCCTGAACCATATTAATTGATGTTATAGTTGTAATTAAGGCTACAACAGCCGCCATTAGTTTTTTATTCATGTTGCCTATTCTACTAAATGACAACTAGATCGTCAATACTAGTTGTTAGGAATATCAGGTCTATTTGGTTTCTTTGAATACCATTTCCCAGCATCCATCTCTGGAGCTTTAATTCCGCCGACCTCTATAATTGCGGACAACATTGCTTTTACATATTCTATTTCGTAGTTAAGTCTAACTATTTCTAACTCTGCAAGTCTAAGTCTTTCTGATTTTCTCAATTATCTAACCCTTCTCTATAGTCTACTGGCGTAGGTGCAGTAGCGAGACTGCCGCAGTTTGCACATTCCATATCAAGAAAGTAAGTTGCGATTTCATTCTCATTAAAAATTACTTTTACATTAAAAATGTTACATCCACAAGCACAAACATGAGTTGGTGTACCACGAAGATCCATGGCATTATCATAATTCTCTGGCTTAAGATTTAGTATGTCATCCACTTCTTCATCCTCGTCATCTTCTTCCTGATTGTCAAATACAATAACAGTGTGCTTATCTAGGAAGTCTCTTATTAATCCTACTGTAACTAATCCAAACAGTAGGGCGGCTAAACGATTCAGCCACTTCATATGTCTATTATACTCCTAGACCTCTATAATTGTAAAGGGGCCTCTTACGCTCATTATGAACTTGGCTGATGCCTCTAGAGCCATTCTTACACGCTTTCGTGGAGTCTTTATTGTAGACGTAGAAAATAAAGATCCTAGCGCTACTTGCTGTCCGCTTCCTTCTGCAAGGTATTCAACATCAACTTCAGCAACATGGTAGTCTACATCCATAATAAATATTCTTCCAGTATTTTGTACTGCAATAATTATAATTCCACCTTCATCGCCATCTTCACCAGCGCTTGTACCGAATCTTCCATATCCGTGTTCTTGATAAGCTTCTTTAACAGATTCAACAAACTTGGTACGCATAAACTTATCTAAATTTTTATATCCTGCCGTCGGTTTATAAATTGGCGGAGTCCAGTTGTATTGTAAAATTTGTCCCATTCTAAAACTATCCACAAAGCCAATGCCAAACTGTCCTACTCTAAAAACTTTAGGATCTGTTGTTTGAAGTATTAAACCAGACTTTTCATCTGATGCGGCAGAATCTCCTCCAAGAAATACCTTGTTCCCAGAAGATAGGGCTACGATACAGGTCATATACCCCATTGTACTATTTCTAATATTCCGAGTCTACATCCTGCAATTCAATTATATTTAATTGTACTAGGGCATTCTCAAGCTCTGATTTAACCTGGATTAATTCCTGTATTGAGGAGTAATATTTATCCTTCCAGTCTGTCAGCTCTTTTTCAAGCTTATATAATTCAATTTTAAGGTCTTTTATCTCTAATTTAAGGTGATCCTGTTCCCGCTCTTGCTTTCTTGTTTTTTCTCTTTTATTTTCTTTTAGCCCCGCCACAATTGCCGTACCCATACCGCTTAGTACGGCGGCAGAAATAGCCAAAACAATAGAGGTATAATCCATAATAGATTAATTATACCGTTAAATAGGTCTAAACTAATAGTTCAGACGCAGATATTTCATTTCCTATATAGCGTTTTTTAAGAACAAATTCCCTGACATGATCGGCGCCATTTGATCTTCCCGCCAAAATAATTACCCAGCGTGGCTCCAATTTAGAATTGATGCAGGTCTCGCACATCAATAAATTAATCGGAAGCAAAGAGGACTTCTTTGCATTTAATTTATGCTTGCTCTTGCTACAGCTATAGCATAAGATCTTATCCATTATCTTCCTCTACGTGATGAAATACGATTTCGTCTACTATAGCGAACTCGTCATTTTCTAATAAAACTTCGCAATCTATTCCGTCTTTATTATATTTTACTAAAGATGCAAACGCTCCAAGCTTATCCACTGTTCCGTAAACTCTTTCTTCATATATATACACAATGTTAATTATCTCATAATACTCTTGCACTTGGTACCCCCTCTAGTTCACATCTTACACCAAATGATTCTATTACTTTTTTAACCTTATCAACATAAGAAATTACTTCTTCTTTTTTGCTTCCGTCAAACTGTAAAAAATTATCTTCGTATAATCTGATCGCTAGAAAGTCTGGGTACATTGCAATATCCATCATGAGCAACATAGGTTGTCTTATCTCTCTGATCTTTTTTTTCATTTCGTCATTATAAAATACTGGTTTATTTGGTTCGCCCGTCCATTGATTAATGCCATGTTTGAAATGGCCTTTATCATAAAAATGACTGCTATTGCTAAGCGACACCTTTACTCCTTAGTTTCTTCCAAATTTCTGGAGTTTTGTGGAGATTCTTAGATTTATCTATTTCTCCTGATGACATATAGACGCCACCCCATACTCCATACTCTGCTTTTTCTATGCCTGATTCATAGCACATTTTAAGTACTGGGCATGACAAGCATGCGTCGTCTATATTTTTTGCTATGTTGGCGTCTACTTCATACTTATCATAGAATAGATTTGTATCCATTCCACGACATACTGCCAGATGCCACCAGTCAAAATCGTCTGTATCTACACCTAAATCATTTAAAATATTTGACATACTTTATAGGAAGCTTCCATATACCATTATTGTTGACGGCTATTCTTTCTGCCGTCCCCCATGTATTCTTTCGAAACATGCCGTTTTTGCTTGTATATCCGTTGATATTTTTATTCCATATTAAAAGATCATAATTTTCCCAGAAAGTATTTATTTTTTCTGTCTGCGCTTTTTTTATGAAGATTTCAACACCTTGTAAATTTAGGTTTAACATTTTCCCTTTTATAGACTAAACCGCAGCATCCCAATATATATATTATACAGGAATTACTGCGGCTATGTCAATACTTATTTCCAGTTTTCTGGAATCATATCTGATGCGCCAAGTGCCTTTGCACGACGCTTAATATGTGCTTTTACCTTTGGATCTGCTCCGCCACGTCCCCATGAACGAATTGCATTCATTAGGTCTGTGCGGTTAGCAATTGGATATGACCCATCTGGCATGGCCTTGCCTTCTTCTGCCATGCTACGGCGTTGCTCTGCTGTAAATTTACGCTTTACAAGATCAAATGGATCTAGTTTGTCTGCAAATAAAGATTTCTTAACGCTGGATGATGGTACACAATTTGGTACCATACGTCCACCCTTTTCTTTCATGCCAACCTGCGTATACCCAGACCAGCACTTTTGCATTTCATTGTCCCATTTATCTTCATCTTCATTATCAGACTTATATACTTCTTCTTTATCCTCTTCGTCATGAACTTTTGCAACAGGATAATTAATTTCATTCTTCATAGGGTCTCCAACAGGAGGAACGCCATTGTCTTCTGCTTCTGGCGTTTCTGCATCAGACTCTGAGTCTGGGGCCTCTTCTTCTGGCACTTCAATCATTCCTTCAATTGCTTCCATAAGATGTTCAATTACCATGCCAAGCTGTTCTTTAGTTACTTCTGGACGTAAAGCTTTTTTGATTTCTTCGTCGTCATCAATTTCAACAACAGTATCAAATGGCTCTACTGCATCTGTTAGCATATCTTTAATTTCTTCAATTAGGTCTTCTTGTACATATGATTTTTTCATATTCTTTTCTCTTTCTACAATTTTGCGAGACCAAGAGAAACCAGCATCTCCACCCCATGCGTCCCACATAATCCGCCCATTTGAGGGGTTAGAAGTATTATAAAAATCTTTACCTTTTTTGTCTACTTCATGTCTGGAAAAGAAGGAGTACATGCGCTTAACAGTAGAGAGGCTTAGTGTTTCACCTCTAGCTAATTGTCCAGCACGAGTCCAGCCAACTGCAGTTCCTGCACCTTTTGCTTTACCCTGTTCTTTCCAACGAATAGCCCGCTTTGCTGCGGACTTCATTCCTGCCGTTGGCGAATATCCTTCTTTAGCCATCATTTCTCCTTTACGCTGACAACTTTGACATTTCTGACTTCGTCATCAACTCCGAATATATCGTTCAAATAATCTACAGCGTCATTTTCATCGAATGCCTGTATTTCTGCTTCAATCTCTAATTTTACCTTATATGTGTTCATTATGCTTTAAATTTAGGGCGTCCAAATCCTACTATAGTAATTGGCACCTTTTTACTATTTTTTTTGAATGCACGGAGTTGTCTGCAGGCTTCTCCGCCATTTCTTTGACTACCTTTTTTATTGCTTGATGTATTTCCCTCTACACACCAAACAGTTCCGTCTTCATTATCTTCAATAACAATTCCAACGTGAGAAATTCTATCTACTCCATCTGCAGGGAAATCAAAATAGGCAATGTCTCCTGGTTCTGGATCTGCTAGATCTCCGTCAATCCAAGCGTTTTTCTTTTTAAATGCTGCTGCGCCACCTGGAGTATACACGGTGTTTGGAACTTTAACTCCTGCTTGATCTGCACACCACATTACAAAAGATCCGCACCAAGGCTGGAAATTAGCTTTTGTGAACGCACCATACTTTGTCTCATTGTCTTTTGGACCCTCAATATATCCAACCTGAGATTTAGCAACCTGAATTAAACGAGCAGCGCTACCTTTTGGAGCTTTTGGTGTTTCTGCTGGTACTGGAAAATTATCTGACATGATTAGTCCTTATCCCAATCTAGATCTATTGGTTGTTCTGCTGGCATCTGGCCATCAGGTTTTGCAGCAAGACGTGCTCTAACTGCATCTGCTTCGACATCTGCTTTCAATTCATTAATTTCTAATTCTGACTCAAGTTTCTTATCCGCCTGAGTATTCTTAGCGTCCATTTCTTTATTGTCTAACTGTGCCTTCATAATATCTTTTGCACCAGACTGTCCAATTAGTAGACCAGCCAATGTTCCTGTAATAAATGTTGCAACGCTTCCCAATACATTAAAGAACATCTTGTCATTTTCTGACTGTGCTCCTATTGGTTGTGTAACAAACAACAATCCGTAAAGAATTCCAATTGATGTTAGTAATAGAATTGATCCAAGCGTAATTCCTAAAATAAATTTTAATCTTGCATCAAGATCTTGCGGAGTTAATCTTTCTTTAGCCATTTTTTACCTTTGTCTTTTGGTACTCATCCCATATTTCCTGTCCTACTAAATCTCTTGAACAGGTTCCAGTAGTCTCACAAATTGGAGGATTACACTCTGCCTTTTCCCAATTTGATTGGTCTTGGCATTCATAACGGAATGAACCATCAAAATTACACGATGTAACTGTGAGGGCTAGCATCAAACTAGCTAATGAGGCACCTAATTTTCTCATGCCTCTATTATAGCATTTTAGTCTTTAGAACCCTTAGCTCCAAAATATCCGCCTATAATACCAATAACTCCGCCAAGAGCGGTTTGAACCAGGGTCATAACTTCGGCTGAAACGTCTACTGGTTCGCCAGTTTTACTAGTTTCAATTGCAGCAACAACATAGTCTCCAATTATTGCCATGCCAATTGCGCCCATTACACCTGCTGCTAAAATAAGCATTATTTTTTCTTTAATCATTTTTAGTCCTCTTTTCTTAGTGGTATTGTTGCTAGCCAAATAATAGTAGCAATTACTGTCGCTACTCCTACAACTTGCTGAGCACTACCCGTTAGGGTCAACCATGCTATAAAAAATCCTAGGAGGGTAAATATTTGGGCAATGCTTTCTTTAATTACCTCCCAGACGTAGCTAAGGACCTTTTTAATTATTTTCATTATTTCCTCCTTGTCATGGCTGCTGCCACAATATTACTTGCGATAATTACAGGAATAACTACTTCCTGAGCTTTTTCTCTTTGGTCATCTGTCATATCCTTACCCCATTCTGAGGGACTAAGAACTTTTTCTAAATCTATATTTGTTAATGCACCTATTGGATCCGCCAAAAATTTTTCTGCTTGAACCTCTGTTGTTGCATCAGCCAACGTATATGGCATGGGTGCATCTAAATTAGCATTTGCTCTGTCTCCAAATTCTTGTAGTGCTTCTGCTACCGCCTCATTTGTTTTTGCTAATTCTACTATTTTTGTCACTTCTTCAGATTTAATACCAAGGGTAGAGGCAACTGCAGCTTTTTGTTCTGGACTTAATGTTGCAAGAGTTTGGCTACTTGTAAGATCGGCAAGCAGTCTAGACATATCTTCAGACACTTCTGTATTTTCTGTTTTATCTTGAACTGGTATTACAATATCTTCTTCTGGAAAACGTGGATCTTCTGGAGTAATTATTTCTGGTTCCACTACCACAATTTCTGGTTTTGTGGTATTATCTGGAGATGGTTCTGGAGAAGGTTCAATTGGAGATGGAGCAGGTGTTGGCTCTGGAGTTGGAGTTATATCCGTTGGCTGAGGTGAAGGCTCTGGTGAGGGCTCAGCTGTGGGCTCAGGAGAGGAACTTGGAGTTGGTTCTGGTGTCAAGGTTGTTTCGGGCGTTGGAGTTGGAGTGGGATCGCTTGGTTGAGTTTGCTCAGGCGATGGCATTGGAGTAGGTTCTACATTTTGTGCGCTGGCAATTGCATTTGCAATTAAGTTTGCCGTAACACGCATTTCTTCTTGAACAGCTAATTGTTCCTGTGTTGGTCCAACAACAACTGGTTCTGGCGCTAATGTAGGTGTAGAAGATCCTGGCTGTATTTGTGTTGCTCCCCATGCATCTAATGAAACAATTGAGCCATTATGTAATCTAACGCCAGTTCTCATATTATTATATTCTGGACCTTGATAACTATATGAAACCGCAAGGTTGCCTGTATTTGTAATTGCTACAAGAATATTAATTGTACTTGGTTGAGCTCCCCATTGTCCAAATGGAATTGCTTGCATATTTAATTGAAATCCGCCTTCTGAATATAATATGTCTAAAGTATTTGGCGCATTATACCAACCTGTAACCCAATCCATAGAATATAAAGAAATTGATGGGGTTTGTGGATAATCCCAATATGTATTATCTGCTCGTCCAAAAGTAATTACTGAATTAGTTGTAGCATAAACATTTGAATATTGAACGCCATCAAATGTAATTGTTGTTGCTATTGGTATCTGATAAGATACATCGTCTCCGCCACAAGTATCCATTGTATTAACTGTGGGTACTGGATCGCCTTCATAAGCGGCTGCTATTGTTTGTGATTGTAAATAATTAACGCAAGTTGCGTAGGCGTTTGACGGAACAAGAAAAGCCCAGCCAAACATTAAAATTGCGGCTAATGATAATCTCCATAACTTAGTTCCAGTCAACTTAAACTCCTTGTTACAACTTTTGTAACAAGTTAATTATAACATTAAATTATTTAGCGTTGTCTGTTTTATAAAAGCCTGTGCCCTTGAATTGAATGCCAAATGTACCGTATTGTTTAACCATTGCAGCACCACATTTTTCACAAAGCTCAACCATATCAGCTTGCGTTATTGGCTTAGGTATTTCTTTTGTGTATGAACATATCACACACTTGTAATCATACGCTGGCATTTATCTCCTAAATTTAAGGAGCAGTTTTTTACAGTCATGCTCAGGACTATACCAGTTATTTTTCGTCGCTGTCTTCCCCGACGATCCTAGGCTGCGATGCCCAGGATACCATTATACTATTTCTTCTTCTTGCGTTTCAAGAGGCCTTCTTTTTCTGCCTGCTCAAGCATTTCATCCTGCTCTGCGCCAGAAATTGCGGCTAATTCATCACCATCAGTAATTGAAAACACTTTTGGTTTTGCTTCCTCTGGAACCCTCTTGATTAAATTAACTATTAGCATTCCTTGTAGCATTATAGCGCTATGTACTTCAACATATTCTGCAAGAGAAAATGTTCTTGTAAAATTGCGACCTCCAATGCCTCTGTGAATGTAGGTGCTACTGGTGTCTGATTTGCTTTCACCAGTAATCGTTAAAACATTTTTTTCCTGTTTTACCGTGATGTCTTCTTTGCTAAATCCTGCCAAAGCAATTTCAACAGCATAGGAGTCTTCTCCAATTTGTTTTAGATTGTATGGCGGGTAATTAGTAGATGCACCCATAAGTTTTTCAAGATCTTTAATATGGCGATCCCAGCCAATAAAAAATGGATCTTTAAAAAGATCCAATGATAGGTTTGTAACCATTTTATTCCTCCTTCAAGCGAATAAATTAATATGTGGGCCCCTGACGGCGACCCACATATATTATAGCAAAAAGCTTTTTAGATTACAAGATGCGTTTTTTCTTCTCTTTCATCTTTTCTTCATTTGCTGTTGCGGCATATAGGGCTCTTTGATGAGCCAATGCTCTTCCTCTGCTTGGGTGACATCCTTTAAGTTCGCCCTTATCATTAACTACTGCAAACCCTCTGCACCCTGCTACATTCTGTTTAATATTGTATGGCATATTATCTCCTAATCATTTGGGGGCTCTGGCATATCCATTTGGATTAGCCCCAATTCTTTTGCAAGCTTTTGTCCTTCTGGACTAAGATGTAGTGTTGCTTCAAGATTTTCATCATATTCAACCTCCATCAAACCTTTTTCATATAACTTAACAAGAGTTTCATCGACATAACTTGTATGAGCTTCCCATAATTCTGGTGCTATGTCTTTAGCTTTTTCATCTATAGCAAATATAAGTTCACCATTTTCATCCATGCCTTCCAGAGTTATTGCACCTATTTCTAAATAGTGCTCTAGCTCCATTCCGAACTCCTCTTCATCCATATCTTTATTATACTCTCTTTTGTGTGGCGTGTAGGACTTGAACCTACGACGGCCAAATTATGAGTTTGGGGCTCTGACCAACTGAGCTAACGCCACCTAGCCCTATTGTATTGTGCCATCCTCATTTTTGTCAATGGTTGTCTCCACTAACTGCTGGACGTAATCAGAGAAATGTTTTCTGACGCTTCCAGGTGGTCTTGATCCAAGAGATTTCCACAATCTCTTATATTCAACTACATTTGCAAATGTGGTAGGGCAAAGCATATATCCCGCATACTCTTTTAGGGTAGTAGGCAGTGGTACATGTTTTCCACAGCATTTACATTCTTTAGCTTTATCTTGATATATGCTCATAGTATTTCCATTCCATCTAGTACGTCCGCCAATTTTGAAGGCATCTTTGGTGGTCTAATTACATTAAGTCTAACGTCTTCTTCCTGTCTATCATTTCTACGTGCAATTGAGTCGTATGTATGCACATTTATTTCCTGATTAGTTTCAAATTTACTTCTGCTTATAGCGTTATATATTGAACCACATACAGCATCCGCCAAGTCTTTTGATCCTTTTCTTGGATGATCTACTCTATCACGCATAATTTTCAGCTGCAAAAGCTCATCTATAAGTAATTTAATATTAGGCCCAGAAAGCCTTTCTTCCGCCACTACCATAGCCATATCATCATAATGCTTTTTGGCAACTGACAAAGTCTCCGTATTTATTCCGTAGGCTTTTAGCTGCTGCATCATGTCATGCGAATTCCATCTATCAAATGTGCAGACTCTTATTTTAAATCCACGAGTTCTTAAAGACAAAATATAATCTTTTACCTCTGTAAAATCTACAGATTTATCAGCAGTAGGAGTCCAATATCTAACTGCATCTACTTCTACGATTGGCGCAGGCTGGGAGTATGTATCGGTTACTTTTACATTTACCCACTTTTGAACATGGGCCATAGATACGGCACAATGGTCATGCTTTTGTGCCAAGTCTACATGCAAGAAGTATTCCTTATCAGGGTCTGGTGCGAACCAATTTTCAAATCTACCAAAGTTGTCTACTGCCAGCGCCATATTGTTAAATGCTTTTTCTATTTTCTCACGAGACTTAAAGAAAGCATCTACTGCTTCTGGGGGCATACAGGCAAAGCGACCTAATGCATCTGGCATATTTTTATAAAATTCTACCTTAAAGTTTTCTATGCTTTTAGTTGGATTAATTTCCCATGTTGGTCTTTTGAGAGCATAGACCTTTGGAATTGTATAAGAGATGATATGATCTTCTTCCCATTCAACTACAAATTCATTTCCCTCTGTGCCGTCTGGCAACTCTTCATCCATCTTTAACTTCTTGGTTCTAATTATTGTTTCTTTTTCTGCTATTACAGAATCATAAAATTTTTGTATTGGATCATTTTTAAATCGGGGAAACGACAAAAGAATTACTTTGCCGTAATCTGGAAAACGAGATACGACAGATCCACGATACATATCGTATATAGCATCTGCAGTTTTAGCTTGGTCATGCCCAGTAGTATTCTCTGTGGCGAATCCAGAAATTTCATCTAGGATAACGGCTATGACGTTATAACCTTCGAATGCTTCACGCTCAGAGTGTCCAGAGTATACGTTTACATTCTTGTTAAATCTGACTTCCGAAGCCTTTGGATCATACTTTCCAATAAACCATGGGGATCTATCTATGCGTGTTTTAAATCCCTTGAAGAAAACATTGTTTGCTTGCTGTGCGTTGACAGCAATATTAAGAATATCAATGGTATCTCCAGGAGGCTTTCCATAATATGTGGCAGGATCTTTTAGGCATAGCAGCAAATAAACTATGTAAGAAACCGAGATAGTGGAGCAGTAATCTTTGCCGCTTCCTTTTCCTAGTTGTGCAATAACTTCATTACATGTTTGCTTGAATCTACGACGACCTTCTTCTTCGCCAAACAATTTTATTAGGGTAGACTCTTTATAAATCTGAGACGACTTTTCAATTAACGTATATTGATTTTCAGAAAGTGGCGGTAGTCCAAGATAGTCTGGGCTTGTTACAAATGTCTTAAGATCAACTGGTCTTTCATCAAATTCTTCTCCGTCAAGAATATCAATGAGATCATTAAAATTAAGATCCACTTGCTTCCTCTGCATCAAGAATAACTGGCTCTACTACTCCAGTTATTTGAGACAAGCGTTTCGCAACTTCCATTTTACATTTAGGACAGGTTGCTGTTACTTCTTTTAATATTTTAACTAATACATCTTGCTTTCGTTCGGTCTCTGCTACCTGCGATGCCAATTCTTGATTGTCCAACAATCCGACTTCTTGTAGCATTCCAATACGCTTGCCTTCAATATCTGCAATTAGTTTTAATGCTGTTGCTTTTATATTTAATTGTCCCGCCTGATCTGCATCCTCTACGGTCTTCCAGGCCTCTTTAATAAGCATGGCATAGTGTTGGTCTGCTCCAGAGATGGCTTCCTTTGCCCTGTCACGGGCCCCAGAATCGCTTCTAACGACCTCTTTCCACTCGTCTATATATCCTAGGACATCTGAACGTTTAAAACCCGTTATAGAGGCAATCTGAGTGGGATTGTTACCTTTGAGTAATTCTTCAACAACCTTGTTCATGCGATCAAAATGATCAGCTAATTCAATTTCCATATGTAATTATTATACTCTTAGTCGACTAAAATATCAACTGGATTTAGCTATTTTGAGCAGGATTAAATAGCCAATCAGGTCATCAATATCATTATCTCCTGGATAATCTGAACCCTTCATAAGTCTACTTAATTTATCGTCTATGCGGACATATAATTGTTCTCTTGGTTCCGCCTTCGAAAATATGCGGACGGGAGACAAAGCAGAATCTCCATAAGAGATATTCTTATCTATTAACATCTTTGCAATTTCATGGCAGGAGTCTAAAATCTTTCTACCAGAAGGAGCACCTATTGAATATAGGTAAAGATCATTACAGTCAAATCTATTAGCGTCTGGGAATATCGGTTCAGGCATTATCCATCTCCTTGTATAACTGTTTAAGTCCTCTTAGCGTTCCAATATCCATATATCGTCCGCCTGGTCTTACTGCCCTAATATTTGCACCATCCTGTATCCAATCTTTTAATTGTTTACCTGGATGGTCCAATTTTGGATCTAGATATCTTATCATATTTTTGCGAAATAGCATAGTGCCCCACATATCTGGATAATCGCAATTATCTATTTTATCTTCTGATCCTACAACTTTATCGTCAGATATTAATACCTGTCCAACTCGTCCTTTTAATTCATTTGTACATTCCCACACCCCAAGAACAATATCTGCGTTATTATCTTTCATCATTTCTTTATAAATATTTACTGGAGCGTTTAAAATAAATGTATCTGGCATTCCAATTATTACAGTATCATTATATTCTCCAACCATGAACTTAACTGCATCAGACATAGTAGATGGCTCACGAACAATTAGCTTAATATTCATATCCATATTTTGAACAATCGGGACCCACTCTGGTCTAGTTGCTACACGAACTTCATCGCAAACTTCTAGCATTTGCTCTACGTGCCATTGAAGTAATGATCTTTCATCGGATACTGGCAAGCAAAACTTTGGTATTCCGCCAATTCTTGATGCCTTGCCAGAGGCTGGCAAAACTCCTATCGTAGCCATTCGTGATCCCTCCTTCTTGATAAAGACCAAGGTTTTGGTTGTTCGAAGTTTGTAGTTTGTTTGTATTTATAGTATTCTTGATTTTTTACAAATGTCTCGTGGTTTTTATTTTTTAATTTATCGTCGCTATTTATTGTTTGGCTTCCAACTTCGGGAGCGGTTTGAATTGAAGTTGATACTATTGTGTTTTCAGGACAAAACCTTGCTACTCTTTCATGAAAGTCGTTGTCTTCAAAATATATGGGATAAAAATATTCATCGAATAATCCCACTTTTTCTATTACGTTTTCTCCTACAGAAAAACATCCGTACGCATCATTAGTTAGTATTAATTTATCTGGTCCACTGATGTTATCTATTTCTTGTAAGGCTGTTTCTGACCATTTAGTATCTGCTGATGCAAAAAGCCAATACTTGGCATGGGGGAAACATTTAATTGCTAAATTCCATGAAGCTGATAGTCCTAGATTAGCTGGCATATTTAAAACTTTTATATTTCTATCTGTTTTAAATTCTCCACCGTTATCTATAATTAATATATTATCTATTGGATAATTAATAGAATTAAGCATATCTTCTAATAAGTCATATCTATTTAAAACTGGAACTACTAGTACTGGTATGCTCATTTAATTAATCCATTATCTTTTAGTGCCCTATATATGGTCATTGTAGTAACGCCACATTCTTTTGCTATTTCTTCCATGGTCTTTTTTTGCACAATATATCGTCGATACAGCCAATCTTTACTTTTATAAAGCTTCATCGTTCAGTTAACACCGTATTTGAATAGTGGGCAATGCCGAATGCATCTGCCACATCAAAATCATCTAGTTTTAAATTGTACTTACTGTTAAAGTAATCTACAGTTCTTTGCTTTCTAATCTCCCGCATTTTTGCTTTATACCAAGAGTCAGCATATCCTGGATTTTCAAACCTAAGTTTGTCCTTCTCCAGCTTTGTTGGGTTCTTGTTTCCAATATAAGCCTGCCAAGATGTAGGAGATATAGTGATAACACTAGCGCCACTAGACATAAGCTCAGCAATGACAACACCATAGACATATGATAATTTTATCACGGCATCTGGGGATTTGACAAACACTGCTCCTTCTACAACAATATAATCAGACTTTAATTCATCTAGCATGGCATGCATTTTAACTTTAGCATCATGTATTTTCTCATATATGTCTGATCCAGAAAATTCTACTTTGCCCCATTTAATTGGTTTATCATTTTCCATAAGGCAAAAGGCAACAGAGTTTGTTGAAGCATCTATGCCAAGGACTCTATTAGCTTTAGTTTTAATTAACTCACCCAATCTCATCGATCATCCTCAACAATTTGTTCTTTTGATTTATATCGATTTTTTTCTGACAGCCAGAACATACATTAGATTCGTTATATCTGCTTAGCCTAGCGTTACATTTTTTGCATAATCTTTTTGCCCCACCTCTAATTGCCTTTTTCTCATAATATTTTTCCATGATTCTACGATTAGTAGCAATACGGCAACACTCATCTGAACAATACTTTTGATTATGTGTTTTTGCCTCAAAGTCTTTCGCACATTCTTTATTAGCACAAATCATTATTTCTGCACCTCATATGGCTCTATTTGAACTTCTCCAGTTGGTCCTGCCCAGCATTCTTTTTTAATTGGACACCCTTTGCAGGCATAACTTGTTTTTACAAACGGTCTTATTGGAAGTCCGCCATCTTTAAAGTTATCATAAACTTCACATAGCCAAACAAATAAATTATCTATAACTTCTTTATTCTTATCATTCATCTGAATTGGAATCAAAAGAATTTCCTGTGTATTTTTATTTTCGTACAAAAAGAAGGCTTCTTTTACATTCCTCAATTTCATATATGTAAGCAACTGAAGCATGTGGTTTGCTGATGGTGACATTTCTGCCTGCCTTGTATCCCATACCTCCTGCTTAGCCGTTTTAATTTCTCCAAGAACTTCTTCGTCATCCCAATTAATTACGAGATCTATGAACCCACGAATTGGAGGATACTCATTTTTAATCTCTATTTCAGTCTGTACTGACTTTATTGGAGCTCCCATTTTTTCAATTAGGCCTTGCAATCTTTCATGAGCCTGAGTTCCTTGAGCCATATTTGCGACTGCCTTTGCGTCGTTGTTATCTACAAAAGTTGCTCCGCTAAATGCCATATACCAATAACGTGGACAGTTTCCATTGCCATATCCAAAACTACTTGGGCTAAATGTATATTTAGTCATTTCTCCATCTGCACGTTTTGTAGCAAGATAGGCATCATCAAGCATCTTGGCAAATTCTTTAGGATCAAATTTACCTTCATATTTTTTAAACTTTAAGTTTTTTACTATGTCTCTAGCCATTATAGCGAACAACATACTTGAGGGCATCCACAAGTTTGTCTATCGACTCCTTTGCCGAATAGTATATATTCTTTTTATTATTATTTACCGTCCCAGCCTTGTCTTTAGCAATAGTTGAGTATACAGAGGCAAGCATAGAAAACTTTGTAGACATTGCCTGTAGTTCAATTATAAGATGTGGCGCTTTTGCTGCTGGTACATCTGGGTTTAGTAAAAGCTTTACCACGATAGCAAGAGCTTTATCAAGCTGTTCATCCTTCATATATTCATGCAGATCATTAAACTCTGTTATATCATTAATTAACTCTAATGTATTTTTCTCTGTCATGCCAATACCTTTGTTACTATAGCGTATCCAATCCATAGTCCAACGATTCCCATCAATCCAGCAAATACTGGAGGTGCTGGAATTGGAAGCTTGAATGCGCTAAATACTCCACCTACAATAGCTCCAACTAATGTTGTCATAAATATATCTCTCACTCGTGCCACTTTTCTACTAGCTGTTCCAGTAATGACCACTCAATTACTGCTAATCTTGTCTTACTATTGTCTTCACCTATAACTAATTTTAATACTGGATAATATGCCCTACTTACCTTAAAGGTATCTGTGCATACTTTTGCCCACATTTCTTTTGACACTAATACAGATTTACCAGACTCTTTATAGTCAACAACAAAGCCATTCCAGATAGCATCACCCTTTTGGTAATCTCCCCTGCCGCTATTCTTTTGTTGTTTTGCGCCGTCTCTTTTTGCTTCTGATCTTTCTGACATTAGTTTATCCTGTATGAATTTTTATGACCGTCTGGGCATGTCCAAGTCATTTCTAAATTTTGTGCATTCCAATAATAAAAGTCTGAGTCCTTGCTACATTTTGAGCATGGCCTAGACTCTTCAATTTTATCTAGGCCTGGGATTGGCTCTTTGTTTTGTATGAATTCATTAAGACTTGGCATCTATAGCCTTAACAAGTTTGTCTACTACTTTTGGATTATCACGAAGGAATTGCACGGCTTTTGCTCTTCCTTGTAGCCGCTCACCTTCCACGGTGTACCAAGCGCCACCTTTTTCCACGACTCCGCACATTTCGGCAACATCAAGTACTTCTCCTGTCCTATCAATACCAATAGTTTCTCCTTGGTAATAAAAATCATATTGTCCTGCAAGATTAGGTGGACCTAGCTTATTATAATCAATAATCCAATTTACTGGTCTTCCTACCCTTTGTTCAATAATCTTATCTCCAACTTTAACGCCAGCCTTGATCGCATTCGCTTCAGCTTCCGAGCTCCATAGTTTAATAACAGTAGATGAGAAGAATTTAACCGCCATTCCACCCGTCGGAATATGAGAAGCATGCATAGACCCAAATTGATTACGTTGTTGTGATATGAGGACAAGAAGCGTGTTCTTGTTTGCATAATTAAGCATCTTAACTGCATGTGTCATATCCTTTGCTTCTGCGCCGATCTGTTTGGTATCTTCAAGCTTCTTTAATTCTGAACTATCTTTTTCAAAATAAATTGCTGGAAGTAAGGCAGATATAGAATCAACTACAATTAGGTCGACTTCTGCCTCCATCAATTGTGTAGCAACGTCAACCATGTCGTTAATTGTTTTTGCTGGGGAATAGATCAATTTAGATGAGTCTACCCCAAGCCGTTCCGCCCAACCTTTATCATAAGATGCTTCTGCGTCAATCCAGGCACAAGTCTTACCATTCTTTTGTGCTTCTGCTATCATCTGTAGACAGAAAGATGACTTGCCAGCAGACTTATTACCCCAAACTAAGACTTGTCTTCCGAAGCCAAGTCCTCCCTTTAGAGCAAGATTCAAACCAATGCTAGGCGTTGGCTGTCTTTCTACTTGAACATCTACTGCTGACTGTACTCTTGATCTAGTTTTTGGATCTAATTTTGCTAATATATCTTCTATTACAATTGTCATTTATACTCTTTCTTTCTACTATTATATCATTTAGAATAGGTTGCCGTGAAGCTTTGGACGTTGTTTATTTTTTTTCATTTTATTATTTAATATTTCATCAAGGCTGTGTAGGACTGCCTCTTCATTTCTCATAGCGGCATATACATCTAAAATACGAATAATAATATCTGCTATTTCTTCTACTACTTTTTCTGATCCTTGACTTTTACGAACCGCTTCTAATACTTCTGTAACTTCAGAATGTACTAGAGCTAACTTATTTCCAATTTTGTCATGTGTGTATTCTCCATCCCAAAATCCTTTTTCTACTGCCGTCTCATGCAGTACTGCGGCCAAAGCATCTAGACCATATTCAGTTACTATTTCATTGCTGTTCATTTTTACTCCTTAAACTAAATTTAAACGTAAAGTCCGTATCATCGTACTCTACAACTAATTCTTTATCTTCATTTGCTGCCTCTACAAATTTTGTGGTTGGAACCGTGAGACTACCATATTGTTCCAGCAAGGCAACCAATATTTTATTCAGGCTCATTGACTGAACAATATCGTCTGTCATTTTATTTCCTTAATCATCAATGTGCCATCATCTAATTTTGATAACACAGGCTTACATTTCATTCCGTCACGCATTTTTGCTAATGTTATTTTATACATTGATGGAAATGCAATTGCTCTAGTAAGATTTTTATCCTTATCAGACATTACAATATGAGACATAGTCTTTCCATTTTTTGTCTGGTACGGGCTAAAGTTTACCACAATCTTCTCATCTTCTTCAAGACTATACTGTTTTCGATATAAGAAATCTACAAATACGTCTGCAGACTCTGGATTAATATCGGCAACGTCCACATATCTTGCAATACGATTATCTCCTACAAGAATAAAATACATCTTGCCAGATTCAATTTGCGTTTGTTCGTGGTGGAAAAGACCGATACTTCCAGTCTCATCTACTAATTCGACTCTTGCCCAGCCTTTGCCACGCTTTATACTTTTAACCATACCAAACATAACAAACGATCCCAATGGATCAAATTGATCTATTGTAATTGCCTGCGCTTTAATTCTAGGGGGAATATTCTTTAATTCAAAAGATGGTATGCCTAGGTATTCGTAGTAGTTTTCTTTTTCTTGACCGCTCCTAGCATTATCCTCAAAGGCAGCACCGCCAATAGCATTAAGAGAGCTAATAGCCCTACTATTAATGCCGCTTCCTTTTTTTGCGGCCTTTTCAATAAATTCTTTATAGTTTGCATATGGTCTTCCTTCTATGATTTTATTTGCGATACTATCTGATATAAATTTAATTTCTGCCAGCCCGAATCGCAGGGAGTCTTTCTGTAAAGAAAAGTATACATCAGACTCATTTATATGTGGCAGTTGAACTCTTAGTCCAAGTCGCTTTGCTTCAATGAGGTATTCTGTTCTGGTGTCTTTGTCTCCTTCATTTTTGAGCGCTGCGAAAATAAACTCCAGAGGATAATGTAACTTAAGCCAAGCGGTATAATAAGAAAGCATAGAGTAAGCAACAGCGTGAGACCTATTGAACGAGTATCCAGCATGTGCTTCAAAGTCGTGCCAAAGCTTTTCTGCCTGCTTTTTAGAAATGTGCTTTGAAGCGCCTTCAACAAATTTATCCTTGAACTGGTCGAATTCTTTTGCATCTTTTTTCTTTCCAATAATTTTACGAACTTTGTCTGCCTCAGACCAAGTCATTCCACCAAGGTGTACGCAGGCCTGCATGACCTGCTCTTGATATATAATTACGCCATATGTATTTTTTGTGAAGGGCTGCATAATTGGATGTACATATTCAACCGCTTCTTTGCCATGCTTTCTATTGATATATGATGCACCGACAGTATTCATAGCTCCTGGGCGAACGAGAGCATTAGATACGATTAGATCTTCAAACTCTGTAGCCCCCATCTTAATCAAAAGGTTTGTGTATGGTGTTGCTTCCGCTTGAAATACTCCTTTAGTATAACCTTCGCTTAGCATCTTGTATACTTCTGGGTCATCAAAATTCATTTTAGAAAAATCTATATTCTTCCCAGTACGCTTTCTAATTGAAGCAGTTGTATCTGCTATAACTGATAAACATTTTAATCCAAGAGCATCTAGCTTAATTAGACCTATGTCTGCGACGGTGTCCATGTCATATGCAATAACTGGAATACGACCAGAAGCCTTATCCTCACGATCTTCTCTTGTTTCAACTGGACCGTAGTTACGGATATCATCCTTCGCCACAATAACTCCAGCAGCATGAATACCTGTACTTCTAATTTTTCCACGAAGCCTTTCTGCAAGCCACGTTACTTCTGGATACTTCATTCTAAATTCTTTTGTATTTGGAGATGTAGCATACTCTTCAAATGTATCTACAGATTTAAGGGCATGATTAACATCTGAAAGCGGCACAAGGAATGCACGAGCAGCATCACGAACGACGCCTTTATCCTTAAAATAAGTAAATGTAGAAATAGATGCAACATGCTTAAACTTTTTCTTTAAATAATCTTTAACCTCTTTACGGCGGCGGTCCTCAAAGTCTGTATCAATATCTGGGAAGTCATTACGCTCAGGATTAATAAATCGGAAAAACAGTAGGTCATATTCAATTGGATCTACATCTGTAATACCTATGGAATAGCAGACCAAAGATCCTGCTGCCGAACCACGTCCTGGACCTACCATAATTTCTTGGCCTTTGGCCCAGTTAATCATATCTGCCACAATAAGAAAGTAGGAGGCAAATTTCTTATCCTTAATAACTGCCAATTCTTCCTCTAGGCGGGCTCTATAGACCTCATCTGAAGCCTTCCCAAGCCGTTCTAAGCCCTTTTCAGCCATGTCCCGTAGCTTTTCATCAGCATTAGTCTTTGGGACTGGCAGAAGGTCAAGGTTCCGATATAGGTAATATTCTCCTATTTTATCTGCTACCTCTAGGGTATTATCAAATATATCGGTTCTATTTATTCCAGCCTTTTTAAAGTCCGCCTCAATCTCTTCACGAGTCTGCATAAACAGGTTCATGCCCTTAAATGACATACGACGATCAGGATATAAGTAATCAAATCTATCTGCCATATCCTTCATCTGACGAGACATGTCAAAGTCTGCATCTTTATTCATCTTAGGGTTTGTGGAAATAATTAGCAACGCTTCTTCCAACAACCTATCTTCCTCTTTGGCATAATGAAGATCTCCTGTTGCAACCGCCTTAATTCCTAATTCATCTGCTAGTTGTAGCAGTCCGTCATTTATTTCTTTTGGGTTATGAGATTGAACTTCAACATATAAATCTTCGCCAAAGGTTTTACTAAAATCTTTGAGTATAAGTTTGGCGTCAGATAGATCGCCTTTTTCGATACACTTACTAATAAGCCCATTAAGACATCCAGTAAGAACAATAATACCTTCCGCATATTCTTTTAGCACCTCTCTATCAATACGTGGCTTGGAATAAAATCCTTCAGTCCACGCTATCTCCTGCAACTTGTGAATATTCTCTAAGCCCTTTTTATTTTTAGCAAGCAGGATAATGTGATTATAGGCTTGAATACTTTTATCTTTAAATGATGATCTATCAAATCTATCCGTTGGCGATATATATGCCTCTACTCCAAGGATTGGCTTTACGCCATATTCCTCACAGGCAATTTGCATTTCACGATGTGATGATAATGTACCATGATCTGTAATAGCAATAGCAGGCATGCCAAGTATCTTGGCCTGCTTTACTAACTCATCTGGTGAATTTAGTCCATCCATTGTTGAATAATGGGAATGGACATGCAAATGTATAAAACTCATAACCGCCTTTGTATTGGGGCCCTTTCGGGCCCCAAACTATTACCAATCTAGACTGCTGCTAGTTGCAGATTCAGCCTCTTCTGCTCCGCCTTCTCCATTAAAGAAAGCTTCCTGCTCTGCGTATGGCAAGTCACGCACAGCAGTTTCTTCCAACTTATACAATTCAATGGCTGAGGAATCGAATGGAGTCTCATCTTTTGCCAATGGGATAATGGTATAACTTGTTTCGGTCTTTAGACCAGTTCTCTTGATACGCCACATCAGATTTGTGATTGAACCCATTTCTCCTGCGTATTCAATTAGTGTAGGTGTAACGGTTTTGCCGCTAGAACCTTGTGAAAGAATTGCTACGTATGGCTCATTCTTTCCATCATCAACTAGGACATTGATGTAAAGTCGTGAACGACCCTTCCATCCCGCCTTATAATCCTTGCGATGTTGATCGCAACCGTGACACTTGCCCTGGTCATCCATGGTGCATAGCGCCTTGCGACGATAATCTTTAGGATTTGTGTGCTCCACTGCAATAAAACCCAGTCCGAGCTTTTCATTATAGTTTGGTGAATCTGGATCAAGTTCTTGAAGGAAACGAATCTTTACGCTTTCTCCATCTTCAAGCTTTACCCATTTTGCTTTGCTACCTTCGCCAGATGATTGTGGCTTATCTAGCGCTTTGTTTAGGTCTTTTAGACCTTTTACGATACCCATATAGTTTCTCCTTTATAGTTGACGGTATAGATCCGTCTGTTCTTTCATTATATCATGGGTTCCAAGATCGATATTCGATATCGGAAACTGCGTTTTTAATACAAGCGACAATTTCTTTTTCAGTCATATCGCCAGCATCTTTTGCGTCATGTGGATATATCTTACCATATTCATACGATGCCCACAAGATATCTTTATTCTTTAATCTATTAGCTATGCTGAGACCTAATTCCCTGCCAGCCAAATCTGCATCTGTCATAATAGTTATGCGATTAAAATATCTATTTAGTAATGCCAAATTTTCTTTTGACAAATGTCCGCCTAATGTTGCGACAACATTTGGAAATCCCGCCTGATGAATTCTAATAGCATCAAAGCTTGATTCAACAATAATAACATTCTCACCAATTCTTTTTGCCCTATGAATATTAAACATGGTCTTATTCTTTGGCAGATTTGTACTATTCTTAAATTTCTTTTCTGTAATAGATCTGCCAACAAGACCTACTGGCATTCCGTCTGGGCTATGTACTGGAACAATGACCATGCCCATTTTACTAGAATATCCGAGTTTAAAATGTTGCATTGACTCTTCATTTATTCCTCTAGACTTAAAGTATTCTTTAGCAGTATCTGAATTTCCTAGTTCTTCATAAAGATTGTCTAATGTCTGCTGCGGAAATTCCTCAAAGTCTGGTTTATCGTCAAATAATGAATTTAGTGTATCTTCAAATACATCATCTGCTTCTGACTTCTTTGACATAATGAATCTTAATACTTCAAACTCATTCTTGCCTAATATTCTTTTTACTAAATCTTTTAGTCCGCCTGCTTCTCCGCATGACGGATTAAAGCAAAGCCAAGCTCCAGTTTTTTCGCTAATATAAAAGCATGGGGTATTTGTGTTGTTATGAAATGGGCAGTATAGGATTAGATTATCGTTAGATTCGCCAACTATATTTAAGCCAAGGCCTTTTATTATTGCCTTGACGTGACTTGGCGTATAGAACGAGGTATCAGTTTGCCCTGTGTAATCCCCTCTGATTCCCATGCCTTCTTCTTTCCTACATAAACACCATGGATTGTCATTATGAACTTCCATGTCTCGCCTGTAAATTCTACCGAAAATGCTGGGTCTATGTCAATGACTCTAGCATATCCTCTGCTTCTCATATCATGAGTAAGCATATTTTCATATTGATTTTTAATCCTGATCATATCAGAATCATCTGCAAACTCTACACGAGCCTGAAATCTTTTAATTTGTCGATGAGTCATTTTTCATGTTAGGTAGATTCTCATATATAGGCTTGATAACACCTCTATTGATATCCCAGTCTAAATAGAAATCGAACTCATGTCCGTGTCGATTCTTTCTGCTAACCACTTCAATCATATTAGTATTAGGATATCTGTGAATAGCCATAGCCATATCTGCATCATACTCAATAGCCTTTGACCAAGCAACTTGACTCATCATTGGTGGCTCATCTTGGTCCGATATGTCGTCAGCCGTTGCAGCGGTGATATCGACAATCGGAATATTATTCGATACAGCAAGCAATTTAAACTCACGAGAAATATTACGGTTACGCTCAACTTCAGAATTGCTTCGCTTATTATCATTAAACAACTGATGGTAATCCAAGATAACTAAATCTGGCTTATGCTGATCTATTTTACCTTGTACTGTTGCTGGGGTTACATCTGCGATACCTTCGTTAGACACTAGGATAAATCCGTTCTTGTTCTCAAACTTCTTTTTACCCCACGCTTTAAAATCATCTACATTAATATCACCTTTTGAAAAATCGCTGTTCTTAAATAGGCCAGAACCCATAATGGTATAGATACGGTCACGCATATTCTCTGGCGACATTTCAAGCGAAATAATCATTGGCTTAAAGCCTTGTTCCCACGCCTTACATGCAAGGTATGATGTAAACCAAGTCTTACCACGTCCTGGCCAACCAATAGCAACAATTAAATGTCCTGGAGCCATACCTGTAGGATAAGCTTTATCAATTGCTTCTATGCCAGTAATAATTCCTGGACTACCGCCCATCGCTGCGGACCGCTCTTTGACTGCGGCGAAATGTTGTTCTGCTAATCCAATATCTGTAAGGTCAATATCACGGACATTATTAGTATGCCTACTCAATCCAGCAAGTTTGCCTTGAATATCTGCAAGAACTCTTGATGCTGAATCCTCTTTAAGAGATGCGCCTGCCTGCAAAATAATAGACTTTAGTCTGTTAGAAATATACTCATTCTTAAGTTGGTCAAGATAATATCCAGTCTCTGCCTTTGCTGAAGGATCTGGTTCAAAATCTTTATGTCGCTCCATAATGATTCCAACTTCAGGCACAGCCTTAAACTTATAGTAGTAATTCTTCAAGCTTTCCCATACGTCACGATATGACGTAAACAATTCATCCACGTTGGCGGCAAGCAATGTACTAATATCTTTATTATTGCATACTGCTGTAATTACTTTTGCTTCTATATTCACTCTTGTCCGCCTTCTACTAGTTTCTTCGTCTGCTCTCTTAGCATCGCCCTATTCGCCTTATCCTTCTCAATGTCAGATTGAACCTGATCTATCCTATCAAAGTTATAGAAAAAGAAATTGAGCGGGTGCCCAGATTTACTGGTCTTAAAATAATATTCCAATAACTCTTTAGCACGATCATATCCTACACTATCTATGACATCTTGCATAGCCCACTTCTCACGGAATTTATTTATACGAGGCTTCTTTTTATATTTTTCTGTATATAGATTTTCGTATAAAGATATTAGGACATAAGGCTCTTTACTTTTTGCCGCCACTTAATTCCTCTTCCACCTCACGAGTCTTTTGAATAAGCTTATCCTCAACAAACTTATAAATGCGTTCTGTAGCAGAATCGACATTCTCTCCGCTACGAACAATATCCTCTACGCCAATTCCAATTTTAATACTTTCATAGTTACCCAAATTTCTGGTAAAAGATAGATCTACTTTTACTTTTGTCTCTGACATTACTTGTGCTCCTTTAGGTGTCTATTTAAAGTATCGTGAGCAAATATGCCCCAACGAACTTCTGTTTCTTTTTTGCATACTGGGCAGATAACTACTTTGCCTGTCATTCTTCCGCCTTCCATACTGGTACAAACTTTCCTTCGCTGGTCTTAGTATACAATATTAAATTATGTTTGAGAAGAGCCAATAATTCTGAGCGGGACGGAACCTCAGAAGTATATCCATCATCTAAAATAAACTGATGTATCTCTAATATGTCTTCTTCTGTTAACATATACATAGACCAATTTGCATCGTCTGGATTACTTATTGGATATATTTTTACAGGCTGCTGTATTTTGCCAGCCAAAATATATTCCTCTACAGTAATCTTATGTCTATTTAAAAGCTTTGCGGCTTCACGTAAAGTATATGCCTTTTGCATATGCTTATTAACTAAAGAATAGTTATACATGACCCTGCGCCTTTCAGGGTAACACCAAGCAACTATCTCATCTCTTGCACGAGATATTCGCAAAGACTTATGTATTTTCCCGTCTAAGAAAAAATAGAGAAGTCTTTTAGATGTTCGAACTCTCTTTGTTCCAGCCATCGTCCTAATGCGCTTCTATCCTTGTTAATCATCCAACGCTTTCCACACATTATGCAGAACAGCTCTACGTGTAGTTTTTGCGAAAAGACTCTGTCCACAAAGACTCTTCCGCCACACTTTTTACAACTCATCATACCTTAAACACCTTGCCATCTACAACGCATGAATAATCTGGTGAGACTTCAATAATTTGTACATGCGGCCATTTACCATTCTCAATATGAGCAATAGCAAATCCCTTTTGCCAATCGTGATGTTGGGCATACTTCATGCCAGAACTCTTTGGATCACACATGTGTCCAATTTCATATCCACGAATAGTTTCACCTTTACCTTTATTTCGTAATTCATAAGTCTGGAAATGAGAAGCGATTCTATGTGAGTGTCCACGGATCAATGATATCTGTAGATCATTCATGTCTTTACGAACTGCGCCTGTATCTGCTACGGATAGACCATGGTGAACATGGATATCGCCATATCGCTTCTTAGGCAACTCATCGTAATAAATATAATCATATCCAAGACTATCCAAATTCCATAACGCTTCTGGCGTAACAACTTTAATATGATCTGGCAATTTAGCATCTACATAATTAAAGATGCGAATATCATGATTGCCAAGAGCAGTAAATAGTTCTGCATTCTTGCCAGCGACTTCACGATTCATGGCATAGAAATCTCTTGCGCCTTTTGCTTCATGCTGCATAAGCGGCATGATTGAATGTCCGTTTTGATCCTTGTACATTCTTAAAAATTCTGCAGATCTACCTTCTGTATATTTGCTGTAGCATGCCTGGTCGTCGGTATCTCCAAGAATATCGACTACATCTGGCTTCCACCATTTCATTACCTCAAACCACAGTTTTATCATTTTATTATCTTGATAAGGGAACTGCTGATCTGACGATAACATCCATTTGAGATCGTTTGTCATTATTTCCTTTTATTAATAAAAACTGCAGGTAGCAGTTTATATGCTACGAATTGTAGCATTTGATTTCAGATTGTCAATCGAATTGAATTGTTTTCATCTGAACAGCAATCCAGTTGACAGAAACCTTTTTGCCATTTTGTTTTGCGGCACCAGTTGCTTCAATAAAAAACTGTGTTGTACTTTTTGCTGCCGCTGAGATTGTAAACCAAACTTCTTTGTCCTGATTATAATTAAGTGATGCTACAACTATAGGGGCCTCTGTAAAGTTTATATTTGCAAATGGAAATACTTTTTGTCCTGCATTTACCTCTACTTCTTGTGTTCCTTTATCAATTACAGGAAAAACTTGAATATTTTTTTGAATACCAGCAATTGAAGTATTTTGGCTTCCTAATGTTTGAACAGCAGACGCATTTTGTTGATATACACTTGTAATGTTATCTTGAAGCTTATTAAGCTTATTTACATCAAGCGGAGCCCCAGTATTAAATTTTACTGATGAGTCAAATGGTGCCATTATAAATTATCTCCTAATTCATGCATATTTGCTTCCGCCTCAGAAACCTCAATAACCGACTTCCGATCCAACCCATATCTATCAAAAGCATCTGGGTCAACTATATGCCGCTTTTTATTTTGCGATATTAAATACATTTTACCATCCGCTATATTCTTTATCAAAGTACCATCACGGAATCCTAGTTTACCAACCACTTTGATTCCTGCTACCGCCTGCTCCGTGGCATTTACAGTTGTGAATGACCACGATTTTGCGGCACGATCAGAAATAAGTTTATAGCGCTTATTATCTTTAATCCAATATACTCCCTTATCGGTCTTGACTGCAAGACCTGATGGGAGCATAGTAGGACTAATTACTGTCGCTGTCTTCGTTCTTCGTAGCATTTTTCTCATTAAGAAGTTGAGTAATTTCTGCACGTAGAATTGCAACTTGAGTTTCATAATTTGATACAATCTCGCCAATGCGTTGTTGCAAGGCGGTGATTACTAGTTCTGCTTTATTTTCCATTATTCTCCTAATGTAGACCTAAAGGATACCATTATCCTTCAAGGGCGTCAAGCCTAGACTCTATGCTTGAAATTTTTTGCGATAGCTCCTGTATTGCTTTTACAATAGGAGAGGTAAATTGCTCATACGATAAGGATTGATAAGATTCTGGGTCTGAAAGATTATCTTTTACCCAGCCAGCAAAATCATCTATTCCAGCATCATCTATTGCTTCTTTTACCTCTTGAGCTATAAATCCATAATGTCTACGAACTCCAGGAATAGAAATAGTTTGATAAATTGGCTTTCCATAAGAATCAGTTCCAATTTGTATTTCATTTCCATCTTCATCTTTTGCTATTTCTTTGCTTCCCTCAATCCATTTATAAGCAACTGGTCTTAAATTATTTATAAAATCCAAACCTAGGGGAGAATCAATAATATCCTTTTTCAATCTTATGTCTGATGTGCTTACAGTTGTATTATTGGCATATAATCTTCTCCATCTTATGTTAGAAGAATCGTTTCCTGGGCCAGATGTAGCTAATCCTAAATCTTTAGAGTTATCTGTATTTGGAGACCAATTTGTATCTACTCCATAACCTCCACTAATGGACATAAATCCAGTAATATTTAAATATGCAAACTCTGATCTGCTTCCTGAAGTACCTACTCCAACAACTCTACCTCCAGCCGATATTGCTCCTCCAGTACTAATCGCTATTGACGATGGAGACATAGCTGTTGCAATAGAAATTCCTCTTGTATTTGTAACCATTGCATATGTATCAGTTGATTTTCCATATAAAAATACATCTAAGTCTTTTCCAAAAATAACACCGTATGTCGCTGCTCCTGAATTTATTCCAACTCTCCAGTTTCCTATTGAAACTGAATTTGCGGAATAGGTTATTCCAGTTGACCCACCTAATTGAAAATCTCCATTTGAATTCCAAAAGTCTCCACTTGATAAAGATATTGCATTAGCAGTCAATGTTCCGCCGATTGAAACATTTCCAGTAGAAGTATTAATTGTTACTGGGTTTCCAGATGAACCTATAGTTATATTACCAGATCCAGAATAATTTATTCCACTACTTCCTCCAAGTCTAAATCCTCCACTTGTCCAAAAATCTGTAGTAGCATTAATAGTTACTGATGATGCTGCTAAATTTCCAGCGATAGAAACATTTCCATTTGTCGTATTAATTGTTAAGGCATTTCCAGTTGATCCTATTGATACTGTAGAGCCTGCAAACTTTATACCACTTGCTCCACCTAATTGAAATCCGCTTCCAATATTCCAGTAATCTCCATTTGATAAAACTATGGAACCAGCTACTAACGTACCTCCAATAGATAATGATCCTGTAGAGGTATTGATTGTTATAGGGTTTCCACTTGAGCCTAAAGTTATAGATGACCCATTATAATTAATTCCAGAGCTTCCGCCAAATCTAAATGTTCCGTTGCTATTCCAATAATCAGAACCATTTGTAATTGTTCCGCTAAAATTTCCTCCTGTTGCTGTCAGGATGCCACTAGAGCTGACAGTAAAGCTTCCGCTTGCTGTTGATCCGCCATTTGAACTATGATAAATATAAGCAGAGCCAACAGAGGCGGCTGGATCAATAATTATTGCGCTACCAACAGAAGAGCCAAATCTTGCTTTGCCTCCAGAATCTAAAGCAAATGTTCCTCCAGAGTTTGTTATCGAACTTGCAGACAATGTTAAACCGCCAATTGTTCCAGATATTGCTCTAAGCACACCGCTTGAACTTACACTAAATGGATATAGCCCTCCGCTTGGAGTTCCAATATTTAATGCTCCAGTAAATGTTCCGCTAGCAGCGCTTAAGCTTCCGCTAAATGTTCCGCTTCCATTTATTGTTAATGTACCTGCATCAATGTCAAGATTGAATATTTCTGTATTCCCGCTTGAATATGCAACTAAACCTTTTTGAACTGTATTGCCACCATTTGTAAAATCAGATACAGCACTTAACTCTATTCTTGCCCCGCCAGAAGTTCCTGTTCTTAACCATGAAGAAAATTGTCCATTACCAGCAACAAGATTCTCAATTGATATAATTCCTCTTGTTAAATCTACAAAGTTTGCTTTAGTTGGAACAAGAGCACTTGAATTAATTCTGGTATAGGTAGGTGAACCAAATCTTGTCCCGTCTTTATTACTAGCATTATAATACAAATATATCCAGGGCTGAGGAACACCATTTGCGTCATCATTATATACAGCAGAGTTTGAGCCTAAAGATAATGCTTGTCTTAAATTGTCTAAACTTATATTTATTTTGTTTGGCGTATTATTTACAGTAAGGCTACCAACAAGATTTGTTGAAGTTATGCCAGATGTTACAGATGAGCCAAGATCTGATCCTACAGCATAAATATCTATTGATTTAAATCCAGTAAATGTACTTGTACTATATGTTCCGTCCCAGTTTACAGTAAGAGCAAAAGGAGCTGTTGATGAAGACAATCCAGATGGCAAAGTTGGAGTTTCAATTGTTTCACCAGGAGCAGTTACTGTGACAGTTCTTGTTGTGCTAAAAAATGAAGATGCACCATTAAGTCTATATGCTTTTAATTGAACTATATATACTCCAGGGGTGGCAGCAAATGTTAATGTCCCAGCCTTTTTAAAATTGCCTGATGGTGTAGTTCCATCTCCAAATGATGATCCAGAAATATGAACATCTACACGATCAATATTTGTAATTGGATTACCACTAGAATCATTTCCAGACCATGTTACTTTTATAAATCCAGCATCTCCAACAACATCAGAAACTTGCAGCTGAGGAGTATTTGGAACAGTAGACGTACTTGTTGGAACATTGTATACCGCAGACCAATTTTCTGACGGCTTTCCATCCTTGTATTTCCATCTAAATTGAATTGGATATGTTGTGGCTAAATCTAAATCTACAATAGTTACAAGAAAATATTCATTGTCAGTACCTAACGGATTGCTAGAATCTTTAAGTAAATCTGGTACTGATGGGTTAGCCATATTAGAATTCCAATTCTAATTTATATTCTACATCTACCTGTCTTCCAGCCAATTTTGAAATTGGAGTAGTTAGGTGTGATCTGCTAATAAGCCCAAATGCAGGATCAAATGTATCTTCATCATTAATTCTAAGACCGTCTAAACCAACAGTTGTTGACCCGCCAGCGCCTGCAGTAACAACTATTCCAACTTGATTTATATTTGTAATGTCTGGAGCTGGGCTGGTGGCGCCAGAAAAAAATGTAGATAAAGGAATATCTGTTGATATTTTGTAACCAGTTCCAGCAGATGGAGTTATAGTTGCTTCATAGTATTTAGAGGCTTCGCTATAAAGCCTAACTTTAATTGTAGAAAGATTTGCATCTTCTCTATGGTAAGCTAAACGAATAGTATCAGCAGTACTATATCCAGACATGTCTATTGAAGGTATTGTAGATTTATACTCATTCGATGAGTTAGTCGAAGCTGTCATTCTAAGAAGATTGCCGCCAATTCTATAATTAGAGCTTGTAGTTAAAGGATTTACCTGCAATGAATCTTGCCAATCAATTACACTATTAAAGTCTGTAATAAATTTACTATCAAAATTATTGATAGAAGATCTTGTTGATGGGTATAGTCCAATTTCATAAATTTGTGCTACAACGTCTTGAGGAATAGTTGTTTTATAAACTACAAAATATGTAGTAACTCCAGAAGTAGTTTGAATATCTGTTGATCCAAAAAGAACTGGAAGTCTGTAGAACTCAAAACCTAGGCGAGTGTCATTTTGTGTTGCAGTGGTTGAATCTATTCCGAATGCCATATCTTTTGTTGAACTCAATATGTTTCCTGCAATAAAATTAGTTAAAAATCTTTTGCCAAATTTAGTTATAACATTAGACTTTTCTGCTATCTTTTTTCCATTTTCATAAAATGTATATGTACCTTTTATCATCATATTCCCTTTGGCTGGTAAATTCTAGCATCGACACCAGTTACATCTTCTTTAATTTTGCTAGAGTTTTTTACTTTTAATACTATTTTAGCTCTTTCTTTACCAATTTCATCGAAATATTTTTCATTTGAAATTATTTGAATATCAGAAATCTCTGGAACATCTGGCCTTGGAGCAAAAGCCTCTGCAATTATTTTTGCTGCTGCCGCTGCATTAGCTGCAGCAGTTTCAGCATCTTTTTTTGCTGTTGCGGCATCTGCAATAACTTGAGCATTTAGAGCTGCGGATATTGCGTCTGCTTTAGCTATTGTTGCAGTAGCTTCCTCATTTGGATTAAATACTCCAGCTAGCAATGATCCACTTAGTGGCACTCTAGATAGAGGAACTCCAGAATTTAAATATTCAAATCCTTGAAAAGAATAGTCTGCATTTTTTCCAACTATAATAGCCCAGTCTGGTCTATACCAGAATAGGTCTGGGTGTCCTTCTGGCCTTACTGGTCTGCCAGAGGATGCTATTTGGGATTCATTTATTTTAGAGACCATTTTTTAATTATACCATTTAGTTGAATTAAAGAGTTCTTCCAACTATTTGAGTTTCTAGCCCCCTTTCAAATCTTTGAGATACTTTAACTATAATGATTTTTTGAGAAGTTGTAAAACCTTGATACGGATAGTTAACAGTTATTATGTCGCCAACTGATATAAGCGGGTTGCCAAATACTGTCATAGTTACAATTTTTGCTTTATTTACAACTCTACCTTTAATCCATTCTGCTAAAGATTTAACATCTTTTTGATTTTGAAGCCAAGATGACTGAAATATTACTGGTTCTGTATTTGAATATTCAGCAGCAGGAGATGTTGTATATTCTATATCTCCAGAAAATCCTATATCATATCCAAATATAGATAACTGGTTTACCCCTCTGTCAGATAACGGTACCGATATGGAGCTATTGTTTAAAACTAAAACTTCTGATTTAAAATTATCTTTTGTTTCTGCTAGGATCTTTGTAAGTCTATTCGCCCCAGTTGTCCATTTTACTGGAATTGATGGAGGGTTTCCAAAAATTATTTTTTCTTTTCTTAATTCTCTAACAACTGTTCCAAACTCTTCAAATGTTTTTGGTTTTTTTGTAGAATCTAAACCTTCATTTGAAAAATTGTATAAAAGATCTCCGTATGATGCGTCTAGAAAATCATCTGCCAGTTGTCCATTATATAAATTTAAATCTAGGTAGTCGCTGTTATATTTATTTATATCTATTGTATCTGCATAAACATAATCAAATTTACTAGTCCCTTGTACTCCAAGTAATGCTACTTTAGTTGTTGGATATAAAATTTGATTATTGCTTGATCCTGTAGTCGTGTCCGTTGCCTCAATTTTAAATCCATTAATATAGGCAGTTATTTTAACTGAGAATCCTTCTATTTTAACTTTAACATCTATATAGTAAGTCTTGCCAGCCAATAATTCATCTAAAGTTGCTCTATTGCCTTGTTGAGAATCAGCCAACTTTTTAATTTGTTTACTTTCTAATTTAAATATTTTTACTGGTGATGTTTTGGAGGCTGCCGCCGTAGCAGTTGTTTCTATAGTAACAAAATATCCAGCATCATTAGACGAATTAAGAAAAAAGCCTATTCCTGCTCCTTGTGGTTTATATTGCAGCAATGGGTCAAAAACAATTGAAGTTCCAAATGAATAATATCCAGGGCTATAACTTCTACTAGATCTTTCAAACTTATCAAGGCCAACAGTTGAATTTACATATGTTCCAAGCTGTATTGAGTCAAAATTAGAATATGCAAAAGAATATTTATTTTTTTTAGCAGTATCACTTGTTCTTTCTGGGACTGTTATAGTTAAAAATGAAGATGCGCTAACTTTATCCCCCACATTTTTAGAAGATCCAGACTTTGCTGGCACCTCTTCGGAGGCGGACAATTGATAAAAAACTTCCATAGTTTTACCATATCCAGAAGCATTTTGTAACTGTGTAATTATTTTATAAAGACTTCCTGTTGTAAGTCCAGAAACCGTTATTCCGTTTGAAGCAGAAGTTTGTGTCTGTACCGCTCCGTCGGTTGTAGTATAGTTTGTCATTTTTTGATATTTTACAATGTAGGTGGTTGGAGTTCCAACTACCCCTATCATGCTAATATTTACTAATATTGATGTGGCGGAGGCTTTTTGTATTGTAGGTTCGTATATCTGATCAAGATCCATAAATGGATCTGAATCTGGAACATTTAATCTTCTATATACCATTAGCTCCACTCCTCAGATGATAAAAGATACCAACCATTTATGGTACCACTTGTTGCTATATGATCTGCTGCTACTGTTCCAAATAAAGCTCTTGATTTAATTCTATATTTTCCTGATGGCTTAAAATTTTGTGATCCAACTTCAGACAATGCTCTATACTGAGCCCAGTCTGCTTCAGATCCTATATATGCTTTTTGTTTGGTAGAAGAATTTAATGGAAGGTATTCATATTCTATAGCATCATATTCAAATACTTCTGAGTCCACAAGAAAATATCCATTAAATTTAAATGCTGAAACTATCCCATTAATTGGGTCTAAACTATCTAGATCTATATTAAAATCTATTAATTCTGCTGGAGTAGATGACGATATAGCTGGAGACTGTCCATTATCTCTTAACCCGCCTGCGACTAAAAATGATGGTTCTGACGACCATAGATCTTTTGCGTTTTGTGTATATAAAGAACTCATTGGAGTTTTCCAAATAATCTTTACTTGATTTGCAGAAGGAAGTTCTTCTTTTTCAAACGACATTATGTTTGGCAAAATATCACCATTGGCAGCATATGTAAATTCCCAATTTACTGTAGACTTGCTATATAGAAAATCTCTTGTATAAAATTGTAAGATATTATTTTCATCAAAATATGCATTCATTTGTATATCTCTACATAACTCCTGAATAGAATCCCATACAGTTTTATTGTTTTCACTCCACCATATTGTTAGAGTAGGAATTGATGTATCTGTTACGGTATTTCCATTTGTTACGATATTAATATTATAGTTTGTAAATCCTATTGAATCTAAAAGACTCATTATAATTGAAGTTACTGGTGAGTTTTCATATATAAGATTTGGTACTAGGGCTTCCATTAATTGTTTTGATCCATCTAATGCATTTATACTTACATCTCCATATTGTGATATAGAATGTGAATCAAGATAAAATACGCCTTGCTGAATCCTGTCGTGCTTTGATGCTCCGCTTCCTACCGCTCCGTTACTATGGTAAACTTTTATGTACGGCTTTATCTCAGCATTTTTAGTAAAATAAATAACATTATCTGGGGTTGGAGATATCGTCCAATCGTCGTCTCTATTATATGTTAAAACTTTTAAATTTGTATTATCATATCTTACTAAATTTAATTGAAGACTATTTGCAGTTATATTTCCTACTGGTAGCAAGTCAGAGGAGTTAGACGTAGACTCTTTATCTATGCTAAACGAAACAATGTCTGCCGATATGTCTTTAATCCATCTTGCGGATATTTCTGTAACCCCTATTACTGTTCCTGCTCCTGTAGCTGGAGTTGTTATTGCAATAGATTTAATTTCTTTTGGTGCTGGATACGATATTTCTTGTGATGAACTAAAAGGAGAACTTGTAGACCAAGATGTTCCATTATAATAAATTATAACTCTACCATTAGATGGAACGGATATTGAAGAAAGTATACTTGTTGTATTATCGCTATATGTAATAGTAAAAGAACATGTTGAAGGAATGGCATGGTATTTTTCAAATGCTACAACAATTTTGTTTGCTAAGGCTGGTTTTGTTGGTGTAGCGACCCCAGAAGAATTAACTAATGTTGCAGTTTTAGACAATCCAGATGAAGAGACTTGAGATAATGAATTTGTTACAGAAAATGTTCTTGCATCTGGAACTGCTGTTATGATTTGATTTGTTAAATTTAAAGAAGAAGTACCTGGGCCTGAGACAGTTACTCTTTTTCCAATTGTAAATCCATGATCGGTTGTAGTTTTATAAACAACCTTAGATCCTGTTGCATAGGCCTCGCTCACAGTAGCTGTACTTTGAATATACTTAACTGTTACATTAACTCCAGTATTTTGTGGAGTAAGCCAATACTTATAATAATTATCTACTCCAGCATAATAAACTCTTGGAGAATTTGATGGGTATGGAAGAGTACGATAGTCATAAAATATATTAGAACCTTGATTATCTGCGGTAAGTAACACATAATTTTTAATTCCAGGATTTACTGGTCTAAATGGCTTAATTATAGAATCTAATGGAAAAAGTTTTTTAAATGGATTGATTCTAACAATTTCACCCTCAGAAGGAGTTATTCCATTAATATAATTTTCATCTGTGGCTGTTGTGGTTATTGTTATGTTATCTAGCATAGCGTTCATATTGTATTCAATAGTACACGCTGTATCTGAATTTACTGTGCGGGATTTATAAAAAATATCCTTTAATTCTTGACTAGCAGATATCACTATACTTGCTCCATTGACATTGACACATTATAAAAAGGGACTTCGCCTCTTTTTACAAGAGTTGCATTAAATCCTGTGCAAGATACTGTATACTCCTCATAACCTGAAGATTCTTGACTTGTTCCGCTTTTTGCAAAATTTAATCTAATAGTAAAAGTGGACTGCCCTTCGCTACTATTATAAAATTCAATTAAATCTAAAGCGCCCCACTGATTATCTACTGTATAAACTCTAGTTCCTGGAAGCATGGTCCATGAAACACTAAAACGTTTTTTGTCTGCGACAAAGAATTTACGCAATGAACCATTAGCCATTCTTTGCGATTGTTCAATTCTTTCTATATCTATTCCGATATCGCTTCTGTTATGCTCAGACAATTTAATCCAAGCTTGCGTTGTATCTGATGGGTCGGCATATAAATCTCTTGCATATACCTGAATAGCAGATCCTCTAGGCAAGTATGTAGTTCTTTGGCCATTTGCTACATATGGGCTCATTAGTATCTCCTACTCATATTAATCTGTGTGCCAGATTTTCTTTGATCAAATTCCATCGCTGCCTTAAACTCTTCAAATAATTTTCTGCCATCGGAAGGAGCTTCTGCAAATTGCATTGTAACATTTCCAACATTATATACAGATCCACCTGATGCTGAATTATATGCTGCCATACCAACCAGCTCTCCGCCATTATCATATCTTGGTACACTATAGTTTAGCATAAGTCCGCCAGATTTCATACCATTAATTCGGTCAAAGAATGGAACTCCTAATTTAGATACAGTATCTGCATTTACTATATATTCTCCATTAGATACTCTTACCATGCCGCCATTGGAATACATGCCAATAATTGAATCTGATGTTCCAGTTCCTGGTCCACGTAATAGTCCACCAGATGCATAATTTGCACGTGCTCCTAATTTATTTTGAGCTGGATCAAAATTATATATTACTCCAGTAGTTTTATCTACTGCATAGTTTTTACCATTCCATTCAAATATATCAAATCCAGGCCCACCTGTAGATGGTACATATGTCTGAGTCTTTTTCCCAGTTGTTGCTAATTTGGCGGCATCTTTTAAACTATTTGCAGTTACTGTTTTCTTTTCTGCTCCAAAAGTTTCTCCATAACCAGTTTTCTTTGGAGTGCCAGATGTATCCATACCAATCTTTTTGCCATTTATATAAATATCTCCGCCGCTGGTTACTGTAATTCCTTTTGATGCAACTATAGTATCTATTTCTGATCCATATTTTCCAAGTAAATCTAGAGCTTGCTGTCCAATATTTTCTTGTAATTGACCATTTCTAACATCTGGCAATCTTGTGCTGGAAACAGTTATACCAGCAGATTTTACTGCATCAACAAGTTTTCCAGCAAGACCTTTAAATTCTTCTGACTGTTTAAATTTTTCAAGATTATCTTTATTTAATTGAAGTGCTACCTGCAAATTTGTCATTGCAGTATTTACGTTATCAATTTTTTCTTTTTGCTTCTCAAGCCTCTTATTCATAGAATCAAGACTCTCTGATGCTAGGGCTGCTTTGTCTGCTAATGCTTCTTGAGCTTTTTGTATTCTTTCTTTTTCACGTTCTAACGGAGCAATATCTTTAAGTCTACGTTCTTCTATCTGTTGCTCAGCTAAAACAAGCTGTTGCTCATTTAAAGTTCTTTGTATGTCTAGCTGTGCAGATGCGGCTCCTCCGAAGTCGCCAGAGGCTACTGCTTTTTCATATTCAAGTCTCTGTTGTTGTAAGCGAAGAGCAACATCTTCTGCTTGAGCCTCTTCACGAAGAGCTTTTTTCTTTGCTTCCGCCTTATCATTAATTCTTTTAATTTCTTTATCAAGAGCACGTAGTCTATCTCGTGCATCAATTTGTTCTTGTACGCTCTGTCCCTTTGCAGCTTTCTTAAGGTCATTTATTTGACCTTTTAATTTGTCGTAAGCAGCATATTGAGAAGATAGAAGACCTTTTCTATTTACAGTTTCTACTGCCTGAGCTGTTGCTATTTGTAATTTATATATAGCATCAGTTTGTTGTGCATTTAAATTAGCCAATTCACCAGTAAATCCTCTAGCAACTAGTTGTAGCTTTTGGAACATGCTTACTGCTGTATCTTGTGCATTTACAAATTTTTCTATTTCTGGATTTTGTTTCTTTAGGTTGTTTAGCAATCCTTGTCCTAGTTGCTCCTGGCTTCCGACCTTTTGTGCAATGATATCTAACTGTTTCTTTTCAGCCTCGTACCTTGCAGCAGTCTCATTAAAATCTTGACCTTTCTTCTTTGCAGCCTTCTCGCTTTTATCTACAAGATCTTCAACGCCAGTATTAATTGCTGTTAATGCTGTATTTAACGCTGCAGCTGCATCCTTTGTGCTTTCAAAATTCTTTGCGTAATTAAATGATTGTAATGCGCTGGCAGCAGCCGTCTGTGCGTCTACAATTCCTTTAAATGCATCTGTATTAATTACGCTAACTGCTTGTCCAGCTTTATTTGAAAGATTAAATAGTGTATAAATTCTCTTTGCTGCTTCTTCCGCCGATAGTCCAGCAGCCATTAATTGCTCTTTTAATTGCACAGCAACTCTTGCTGCATCTGGGCGGGATGTAGCATTAATTACTTTAATTTGTTCCGCCATAGTTTCTTTTAATTCTTTTCTTAGCTTCTTATATTCTGCTATTGTCATCTTAAAAGGTGTTCCAGCAGACTGCAAACTTTCATAAGTAAGCATGTTTTGATCTATCATTAATTTCTGAGCAGCAATAGCATCTTTTATCTTAGTATTATAATCAGTAAATTTAAGTCCTGCTTTTTGTGCAGATTCTGCAGTTAATCCAAATGCTGCTGCGCTTATGCGCTGAGTCTCATTGTATTGATCAAATGCTTTTTTAGCTAAAACTGCAGTTCCAATAACCGCCCCTAAAGCTACATTAAATTTTGTAACTCCAGCTAAAGCTCTTCCAATTACTGAGCTAAATTTATTTGTACTTGCCGCCATTCCAGCAATTGGCTCAGCTGCTCTTCCAAAAAGCGGTGTTCCTTTTGCAAATAATGATTGTCTTCCTTTTGACAATGCTCCAGTTCCTTGGATCATTTGTCCTAGTGGTGCACCAGCCAATGCTTCTTCTAAGCTTGGCATTCCTCCAAATTGAGGAATCGTTTGCATACCAAGTCTTTGCTCAACGCTTGGCCTTGGGCCACGCATATTTGAAAACATTCCTGGATAGAACAAGAAAGGTAATATTCCAGAAGCTGTTGAAATTGCAGTTCCAGCTCCTCCGCCTACCTTTTCTCCAATCTTTTGACCAGCAAACATTGCAGCCAAAGGACCAAACATGCTTAGTATAGATCCTCCACGCTGATACCCTGGAATAGCTCCACCACGGTTTCTAAATACTGTTTGAGAAACTTTAGATAAATATGGGGCGGAACCAACAGTTCCCGTTAATGTTCCTCCCTTACCAGAAATTGCTTGTAGTATTGCCATGTCTTTTTCTGATAACCAACCCTTATTCCATGTGATTGCATTAGATGCAATTGTTGGCATAGCAGTAAGTAAAAATCTAGGATTAAATGTTCTTTTGCCGCCTTGCAAATCTCCTTTAATTATATTAGAATTAAAAAAGTCTACTGTAGAAGCATATAGCGCTCCTTTTGCTTTATCACTTAATCCTGGAATATCTCCAAAGAATTTTCTGCCTCCATTAACATCAAGTGATTTAATTCTGTAAACTCCGAGAGCCTCTGGACCGTCGTATGATTTTCCTTCAAATTTAAATTTTGCTCCAAGTCTAGCAAGAACTGTAGCTCTTTGAATTCCTCCGCCTCCAATATACCCAGGAACCATTCCTCCACTATTAGCAGCAAATGGCATAGTATATTGAGATAGCTCTCCTGCATTTTGTACAATGGCAGATTGTTCTGCTTTTTTAATAGACTCTGCCCAAACTCTTTCGTTTATACCTTTTGAAGGCAATATATTTTTTAATTTGTTTGCTGCAGATAATGCTACTCGTCTTGCGACTTCAGGTGGAATTCCTTTGGATGCTAGGAAGTCTAACAAATTAGTCATTTGGTATCCTTGCATTCCAGCAAAATCTTGTCTGGTTGCTGTTCCTGCACCGATCTTTGTATTCAATGCGCCATCAATATGTACGACAGAGCCTGGTAATACTTGGGCTACTCTTCCTTCTTGAATATATCTTAAAGCATCTTTTCTACTTCTTCCAGTTGGAGTAAATGATCCAGAAAGTTGAAACCTGCTAAATATGTCTTCGAATGTGCTTGTGGGATAAGATCCCTGTGATGTTCTGGCACCTACATTTCTTAAGAAATCTCTTGAAACTCCATGTGCACCTATCATCGAAGATAATGATGATAACTCGTCATCTGTTAAATATCCTTTTTGTTGTAGTCCTGGCAATAGGACTCCGCCTCTTGCTGCGCTTCTTGACATAGATTCAAAATTAAGTTCATTTGGAGTAAATGCTTGTCGCCCAGATCTTTCGCCAGCAACCCTTAATCCAGAAATTGATTCTCTACGCATTTGCAATGCTCTAAGCAAAGGTATTACTCCGCCAATATTTCTTTGTACTGGAACAATCATAGCTCTTCCTTCATTTAGAGCTCTCATTCCGTCTGGATCTTGTTGTGCTACATCTCTACGGATTACAAATTCTCCTGGTGTAAGCATTGCTGGGACAATGTCTGCATTTACTGCTGGACCAGGAACTTGGTCTCCATTATTATAAAATACTCCTCCGCCAGCATTTCTTTGTATAGGTCTTGTAGTTTCTATGCTGTATGGCCCGCCAAATGTTCTAGTTTGTGTTGCACGTCCAACCGCAGCCATGACATCTTGGAATGATCCTTGACGGAACATACCACGAAGATTTGGTTTGCCAGAGACGTCCACAACTGGCTGATCTATAAGTGGAGCTTTTGTTAAATCAATTGTTCTGCCACGTCCAGCAGCATATTGACTTACTTGAACTCCCATCATTCTTTCAAGATCAGCATTTACTGCAATAATTGCTGCTCGTGCCTGCTCAACATTTAATTTACCAGCACGAAGGTCTGCAACAATTGCAGCAGATTGTGTTGCAGCATTTTGGGTAAGTCTTTGCGTTATAGGCAATATATCATCAAATGTATCAATAAATTCTCGTGAGACTTGTCCGCCCAAAGAAATTGTTTTCTTTAATTGTTCAATTTCTTGTTTGCTTTGCACTCCAAGTGTTGCCATAAGGGCGGCATATCTAGCATGTTCTCCAGCAACAACTCCTGTTGAATATCCTCCAACTGATGTAAGGCCTTCGATGTTTGGAAGTCTTTCTGACATCATTATTTGAGGAGTTCTTCCAAGCTTTCTATTTAATGGAATAGGTTGCATGGTTAATCCAAATATTGTTGATGGATTATTTGGATCTCTAGGATTTAGATGGGCTGCTGCTCTTGATTCTCCGCCAAGAAGTGGATGCTCTGGATCTACCATTCTTGGTCCGCCCATAGTCAATATTGGAGATCCGCCAACTGTTGTTACTACTTTGCCAGCACCTGTTCCTGCTGCAGATATTCCTGTAGCATTTTTTTGTAACAAAACTAAATCTTCATTTAATTTTTCAATTGCTAGGCTAAGAGTTTTTGCTGCTGCTGCATCTGAATAGAATTCGTCTGATAGTTGTGCGCTAGCAGCACGAGCTGCCATGAGCTCTGGTGTTAAAAGTTTAAATCCTTCTGCACCTTTAAATAGAGCCTTAAAATGTCCAAGACCTTTAATAACATATCCAAAGAAGTTAGCAAGAACACCAGTAAGCATAATTACTGGTCCAATGATTGCTGTAAATGCACCTCCAAATGCCATGATCTTTTTAATCGGATCTGGGAGTTTGCCAGCAAAATCAATTATCTTGCTAAGAACATTTACTAGCTTTGTTCCAATATCTAGGAATTCATCTCCAACCCCTGCAAGTTCCGCCTTTAATCCTTCTACTGCTCTACGATATCTTCCTGAAGCTGATTCTGTTACTGCCGCCAACTCTCGTCCCGCCACGGCTTCCAATTCGCCAGCGCTTGCCTTCATCAAATCTAATACTTGAAGAGTCTGGCTTCCTTGACGTCCTAGATTTTCAAATAATGCATTAAGACGTGAGAATTGAAACTTGCCAAACAATTGTTCAATTGCTTGCTGTTTTGATAGTGGATCTAATCTATCTAAGGCTGACTGTAGCGCTAACAAAGTTCCTGTGACATCGCCAGCGTTATTCTTAACAATACCTAAAAGATCAATTCCAAATCCCTTAAATTTATCCACTGCAACATCTGTTGGGTTAATTAAAGATGCAAGGGCAGACTTTAAAGCGTTTGCACCTTCTGATGCATTTACTCCGCCTTCACGCATAGCAGTCAAATAAAGAGCAAGATCTTGTACGCTTCCGCCTAGCCCCTTAATTACTGGTCCAGCTTTTGGAATTGCTTCTACTAAGTCATTTAGAGTTGTTGAAGTTTGGTTTTCAACTGCGTTTAAGAAGTTAATTGTTTCTGCTAATTCTTGCGTATTAGATTTGAATGCTGATTGAATTGCTAGTGTTGCTTTCATTGCTTCTTGACGATCTACTTCACCAAGAACTGCAAGACGTGTTGTTTCTGATATTGAAGACAGCAGTTCATCTCCAGTCTTTCCAGTAGCAGCTATATCAGCAGCAAGACCTATTGTTTCTGCAAAATTAACGCCCATAGCAGAAGATAACTCTTTTGCAGTTGCAGCAACCTCATTTCTAATTTTACTTAACTCTTGTGATGATGTTCCTGCGATATCGCCATATACCTTAGTTAAACGAGTTAACTCTTGATCTGCAACTTTAAATGCATCTGCTGCTGCTTTGCCAAATGCAGCTAATGGTAAAGTTAATCCTACTGTTAACTGACGACCTGCCCACTGAGTATTTTTACCCCAGTTAATAAGTTGAACTCCGCCATCTTGAATAACCTTATTCATAATCTGAAGTTCTTGCTTCAGTAATGCTGCTTTATTCTTTGTTAAATCTAAGCCTCTTGGAATATGAACATTATATTGCATCAACCCCTGTGCATTTCTGCCAAGGGGTTGCAATACAGCATTTTGCATTTGTACCTGTTGTTTTGCCAGGTCTCTTATTAGTCCGCCATTTGTTCTTGCATGTTCTTGATATGTTCTAAAGTAGTCTCTAAGTTTTAATCTTCCGCTATCTAAGTTGCGACCAAATTTTTCTACATCTGATGTTAGGCTGACGAAATGTGTAGAAAATTGACCAGTCTTACGCATTGATTCTGAAAACATTGCGTTTGTAGCATCGATCTGACCAGCAAGCGCTCTATTGGCGCCAGCAAACTCTTGTTGTAATCTAGACAGGCTGTTAGTAACTCTCTGCACATCTGCAATGAGTTGTGAAAAATCAGAATTAGCAACTATACTAGTTACTATTTTTTCGTCAGCCATCTATATTACTTTTTACTCCTTAGAGTATCCAAGACCTGCTCCGATTCCGAATCCAGCTTCTGCTGCTAATGAACCTTGTAAAGAAACAACATCATCTCTTGATGCTTCTATACCCATAGCCCTTAGTCGGATATCATCAAAGGTTGGACCTTTGTTTTCTTGATCATCCTTAATGTCGACTCCTTGTAAAGATGCCAAGAATATTCTGTTGTCTTTTTCTCTCTTGTGTATAGATTCTACTGTTTCCAGTAGCTCTGGTAGAGAGAGATTTTCTTCTAGCTCTTGGTAATTCTTCCAAGCTCCTACAAGAAAAACTTGTTTTACTAAAGCGGCAAGGTCTAGTTCTGACCAGCCAGAACCGCCGCCGCTATTAGATTTGGGTCTTCTAGTTTAATTCCTCCACATACTTCTAGAATTCTGTTAATTGTTGGAACATCTAGAGCCTCTTCTAAAGCGTCACGATCTTTTACCAAGTCTGGTAGTTGAGTCTCCAAAGCAATAGCACAAGCGTCGATTAATACGCTAAGCGATTCATTCTCTGTAGTAACTTCTTGAGCTTTATTCATGGCTGTCATGAATTTTCTTAGTTGTTTAATTGATAATGGCTTCAACTGTACGGTTGCGCCATTCTGTAGTTTGATATCTTCTACGTCGTATACTGTAGTAGCCAATTTATCCTCCTTGGATAGTTATAAACATTATAACAAATACATTTTATTAATACAAGCACAAAACCCCCATAAAAATGGGGGTTTTGGCAATTAAATTGAATTAATTATGCGAGTACACGATCAATAATCTTGCCGTATTCTGCTCCGACGTAGTTAGCGTCTGGAAGAAGACGGAAGGTCACTGGGAATGTAGTTGGGGTATTACGTGCAAGTGTGAACTGAGTCTGTTGTACAGAGAGAACACGACGAGCATAATAAACACGCTCAGTTGTTGCTGATGTTTCTGGTGATCCCGACTTGTATGTTGGAGCTTGTCCAACTGCAAATAGCTGGCGCTCTGTTGGAGCACTACCTAGTGCACCTGCTTCAAGACCTAGGGTTAGGTCTGCGCTGGTGCCTGCATACTGATCAGTTGATGCTGATCCGCTCTTCTTAAGAGTATCGCTCTTTTGTCCGAATACTGTAAGAACGTTCTGCAAAGTTCCTTCTGTCATTTCAGTCATAATCATGACCTGCATAGCAGACTTGAACAATTTAGCAGCATCTAGAAGCTGATCCACTGTAACATCTTCGTATGTTGGGTTATAAGTGATCTGGAGACCATTGTTTGTAAAACCAACGTTACGAACTGACGCTGCAGCGTTCAAAGTTGTTGCTGCAGTTGTACCATTTACCAACGTAATTGTACCGCCATCAAGAAGATTTTCGGTATATGTTGGGTCTGTGGAGTCCTTTACAGAAATGTAAACTGGAGCTGCACCGACAATAATGTTTTTGGCATCATTAATTTTTGCCATTGTTTCTACCTCCTAATTTAAAAATTTAGTTGTTTGAGCTGGCTAGGCTCTTTCCTCTTTCCTCTATGTCCAATTTTAGGCCATTAAGGGTCAAAAGGCAAACGTATTAAATATACCTGCCTGATGAGTTTGTGCTACGGGAATATTGAGCCTCAAGAATGATATCTGCAGAATAAAACCCTTGTAGCTCCTCAGAAGGAGCAGTAGGGGACATATCTGCGACATATATGCTATGGAATTTAAACTTTTCTGAATTGAACCCAGCAGACTTATTTATATCTTTTGCAGACTCATCCATTCTTCGAAATTCATCTATCATGAAGTTTCTAATCTCATTTATCTCTGAGAAGTCTGTTGAGTACACTGTAAATAGAATTTGTTCGGTGCATATAAGCCATAAGGTATCATATGAGACTCCTATCTTATCGTAGACTATATGCTTCTTCCCGCTCAAAAATTGATTCATTTCTGGAGTTTGTTGAACTGGGAATATTGGAATTATGTTCTCTCCTAGATTATCGCTCCAATATGCATCTGCATCAAATATGCCCAAGGTTGTCATTCTGCCCCATAGATATTTACGAAGCTCAAGCATTGAATCTAATTTATAGTTTACTGTCATAGCGCCCCTCCAAATGCTGATGCTAGTGCTGCGTCTGCTTGAACAGACAAAGTATTAGGACTAAATGAATATTTAACTGTTCTAATTTCGGCTGGTAGTTTAAGAGCCTTCGACATAGATTTATTAAATAATTGTTGAAATCCAGATTTTCTTATTGATACATTAACTAGATTAGATTTAAAAAATCTTGAATAGGTCATCATAAATGAATTTCTTACACTAGCCCCGCCTGGGCTTTTAACGGTCACAGAGGCGCCTTCTGGCATAAAGACTGTATAACCATTAGTTTCAAATACTAAGCGCTTAGAATGGCGTGGAGCAATTTTAAGAGGCATTCCAGCTTCCATCACAGAAGCTTTTTTAGTAAATACATGTCTACGATTACCTTCTGTTGAGGCAAATGTTTTTGAAGGCATAAATTCATATGATACAGAAAATCCAAGACCCTCTGTATTTAATTTATTTAGTTTGAATAATCTAGCAGAAGGATCTCCAGTTTGCCGCCATTCATAAACATGATGCAAAGATTTTGGTTTTACTCTAGCCTGTGCGTCTACAAATTCTGCAAAGTCTTTATCTATTTGATTAAATATAATTTCTCTAAATTTATTTTTAAATGCTGCGTTAGACGACAACTTGCTTACTACCTGAGCATTATAATAAACATAAGCAGATATCTGAGCGACCAAACTTTCTTTAAATACCTTACCTTTAGATGAAGTCATTAATGATCTTAATCCGCTGGATGCTTGTACTAGAGGGATGCTATAGTCCAATGTTCTGGTTCTCCGATCTCTTCAATACAGAGTTATATGATATAACATTTCCAAAGCCATCTGTCACTGGGGTGCTGCCTATTACTTCAAATACTGTTGGGGTATCTGAAGGATAGTTTAACTCTACCCAAATTGGATTATTTTTTGAATCACGTATGTTTGTAATTTTCTCTCTAAAGGTTAATCTATCAGCAGTTCTTACTTGAAGAATCTCTTCGTTTGTATATTTAGTTCCAAAAGATTGGATACTATTTGTTCTTGTAGAAGATGAATTGCTAATAACTCCTTTTGCAGAGCAGTCTACAGTTTTATAATACTGCCACTCTTTTACTATAGCACCAGTATCTGCATCTTGTAAATCATTTTGTCTATAGACGTCCATTTTCATGGACAATAAAGAATCTAATAGGTCTATCATATTACAACCATAGTGGTAAGCACATATGGGTATAATAGTTGGTCTGCATAGGCGTTACCTGTTCCTTTATAGGCATCTGATGAATACTCAAAATCCCAGTCGAATGTAGAAACGCTTTTAACATATTTGTTGGTCCATACTTTATCTTTTGCAAAGTAATCGCCCATCAATTGAATGCATGCTTGCTCAACATTGTCTGGAACTTCCGCCCATCCAAATTTGCCAGCGACTTTATAGCGAACATCTTTTCTAAATGCTCCGTATCCAAAATTATCATTAATTGTTGGAGGTACCATACCATTCGCAATATATACAGTATTGTCTAGAGCTTGACTTCTGTCTACTCTTAGACCAAAACCAGTTTCAGAAACAAGCGGATCAAATATCCAGTTATTTTCATTATTGATATTATCAACAAGCAAAATGTCATTTCCATAAAGCTCATGTAATGTATCTAATTTAAATGGAAGCGGAAGCAAATCTGAGCCTGCACCATACGCTATTTGAACATCATCATACAAATAAAATTGCTGACCTGTATGATTTTCAATTACTTTACGTGCATACTTCTCTGCCATTATAAGTTCATGATATGACTTATAGTTTGGATCTGCTGGGTCTACCGCTATTCCTAAATCTTCTACCGCTTCGGATATTGAAGCGTATGGAGTTACAACGTCTACAAAAGTATCATGGCTAACGTTTGAAGAACTAATAGAATACTTCCACCTCAATTTAAGATTTTTATTTCTATCAGTCAAGGCATAAGGAATACCAATTTCATATGAGCCAGGATCTACTTCTGACTTTGCTGCAACAACATTTGTTGCGACTGGAGTAGCTGGGCTTATTGCAGGTGTTACTGCTGGATCCTGAGTTATATCATAGATATCTACTAGGACTGATCCATCTGCATCTACTATTTGTCCGCCCCAGAATATTTTAGTCTTTGCTGGTGCGTAACTATTCTTATAAACCTCTGCCATTTAATTGGCTTAGTTATAGAACTCCTGAACTTCTTTTGGAGTAGCCATAACAAAACCTTCCTCCTTATCAAAAATTGCCTGGGCTGTATCTTTGTCCATAGCAACGAATGGGTGTTCTTTTGTAAATGTGTGTCCTAGAATATCGTATCTAAAGTTAGCACGAGTCATTTTAACTAGAACTAAGTCTTCTTGTTTGACCTGTTTTGCTTCTGGTTTTTTCAATTCAGCAGCATTCATCTCTTCTTCTTCCTCTATGCCCTTGGCCTTTTTATAGATGGCCCAGGTTACGCCTTCTTCTGCGAGTGCAGCAATAATATCTTTTTTACCTTTTTGGTCTGTTACGTCTACTGCAAAGTCTTCCGCAATCTGCTTTAACTCTGCAACTTTTAATGTATCAAATGACATTAATTTCTCCTTTTATAGGTTATTTAATTATAGCATTAGTCAATTAAAAGGAAAAGCCCCCAAATTAATGGGGGCCTTTCAGCAGATCTAAATCCTAAATTAGGAAGCGACCTTAACGTTCTTAACAACAACCCATGCGTCTGCTTGCTCAATTTGAACGCCAACACGAGTATAGAGTGTATACTCAATTGCGTCCTTCTTTGGCCAGAAGAAACGGTAAACGGTTACATCACGCTTGATACCAATAACTACGTTATTTGGGAATGTCAAGTGGACGTCACCATGATTGCCAGTTTCGCCTGAGTAATCGCCATCTTGTGCTTCTGGAAGAAGTGGAACTTCAACAATCGGAATACCGAATGCGAATGGAGCCACATATCCAGCTGGGCCACCTAGAGGCTGTACGCCTTCTCCACGGATGATCGACGATGCGATATCTTGTGGGATGGTCTGGTTTGTTCCAATGCTATTTGCATACAGGAAGTCCTGAATCAAATTGGAACCAGAAAGGAAGCGAAGGTCGGAACGACGTTGCTTGTACTTACGTGGGAGTGCCTTGAGGGCGCTGTTGAAGAGTGCACGGCTGATACCAGCACCTGCAGCGTCTACAACGTGACCGTAGGTCTTTGCCTTCTTGACTACACCATCAAATGCCTTATAAAGGTTATCTGATGTAAGGGCGGTATTACCATTGAGGAGTACATCTTCAATGTCATTACCTGCCTGTGTTGCCATCATACGGGCAATATGATCTTCTAGATCTGGACCTTCGATATTGTCCTCAAGAGATTCTGTTGAAAGCTCCCAATCCAAGCGAAGCTTCTTTGTTGTAAGAGAGATCTTGGAGAAGGATACAGCAGAGTTTGAACCTGTGTTATCTGCTTCTGTAGCGAGAACCATAAGTTTCTCACCAACACCAATACGATCAATCTCGGTGGTGTCTGCTCGCATGCGAACAGTACGTGCCACCTTACCAATTACTGTTGCGTCAAACATGTAATCTAGGAAACGTGCGGACTGCTCAGGATTGAGTAGACCACCTTCTCCTTCAGACCCGATGTGGATACCAGTAGTAGCTACTGCTGATCCAGTCATGCCTGCTGTTACGGTTGTGTTTGCTGCAACTGCTTTTTCTAACATTTCATTGCTCATTATATTTTTCACCTACCTTTTATTTTAAAAGTTCATTCACGGAACCGAGGAAAGAACCGTTCCATTTTGATTTCTTTATTGTTACTTCCTGAGACCCGCCAAGGTCTGAGGACTTCTTAACTGCGGTCTCTGATTCTACCGCACCGACACGCTTTTCTACGCCATCAATCGTGTTCTTGATATCTTCTACAGCCTTTGAAAGTGCTGCATGTTGTTCTGCCAATTCTGAAATTCGTCCATCAACGCTCTTGCTGAAAGTTTCAACTGTGTCTTTAATAGCTGTAACTTGAGCAGCATTTGCTTCTGATGCCTTATTTAGAGTTTCTGAGAAAAAGCCTTTTAGATCGCCAAGCATCTTTGCAAAATCAGGTTCATCAACCTCAACTTCTGATACGTCGGCTGCTTTTTCCAGAGTTTCGGCAGAAGCGTCTTCAGCAGGCGCTGCTTCTTCAGCAGGTGCTGCATCTTCGGCAGGAGCTGCTTCTTCAGCAGGTGCTGCATCAACGACAAGAGTCTCTTCGACTGCTGCCAATGTTTCTGTGTTTTCTGACACTTCATTACCTCCTTCTGCGTTTGCCTGTTTTGCAATTTTGTTTGTATCAGGCAACGTTAATCTTGACTTGTGTAAATCAAGAATTCTATCTATTTCCTTTGCTTTGTTTGTATCATTTGATTCTACCCAACCGATCAAAGTTGCTGGCTTACCAGAGACTGGCGATACATATTCTGTGTCTGTGGACATAAATACAGAATCACTGTCTTCACAATAAAAAATATTCTCTACTTTTGTTTCTGCTGCAATTCCTTTAAACATCAATTGTCCATTCATCTTTTGAATTGACAAGATGTTGCATAGCTCATTTGCTGGAGAATCTACAACTGATAGCTCCATCAATGCATATTCTTTGATAAATCTTACTGGCTTACCTGTGGACTTATTAACTTCGTTTTCTGAATCAATAATCTTTCCGCCGATTGAGAATCCTTGTAGGGTTCCATCCAAAATCTTTTCCCATGTATCTTGTGCACCTTTTGAAATATATGCATCAACATAAACGCCATTGTAAAATTCTTTTGACTCTGGATCGTAGTATGTTTCTGGCTTGAATGAAACCATCTTGCCAACAGCATTTGATCCATGCATTTCACGAATGTTTCCACGGAAAGATTCGAATGCTTTCAATGATGCATCTGCTGTAACTACATCTCCTGCTTGATCAAGATTATCTAGCGTAGCAAAACCAGAAACGGTGCGCTTTTCACGATTGACTTTTGTGAATGGTACCGACAAATTGATATTGTCGCCATTTGATGACCATAGAGATTTCTCAATATTCATATGCTTAATTTTATAACGTTATTATATATAAGGCAAATAATCAGTTGAGTAGTATTACTCAACCTGTCTGCCTTCACCTTGAGGATTTCTAGCTTCCCCCGAAATATCTGGGGAATTATTATCCCTTTCTTGGTCTCTTGTTCTGGTATTTCCAGCCTGGGCTCTTACTTCCGCCTGCTGTTGTGGCTTTAATTGTACTACTTCGTCCCCGCCATCCATTGGAACCATACCCTTGCGAATACGAACTTCATTTGGGGTAATTACCTGCATTCTTAAATAACGCTCATCAATCTTAGATTGAGTATCTTCGTCAGTAAGCGACAATTCATTAAATTTAATTTGAAGGGCATCAGTCATTTCTTCAATTAATTTATTTAGTTTCTTTTCTAAAATATCTTGGACTGGCTTACATACCTGCTCTTTAAATGTTTTATCTGCATCACGGGCATTTGCCAAAGAAATTCCTTGTGGGCTACCAATTTTAGAAATTGGGACACGGTGAGCCATTAATATTTCGTCACGGTTAGACTGACGATATACGTTAAATGAAGATTCTTGTGCTCCCGCCTCAACTGGCTCCATTTTAAATTCAACCTTAGAATCTGGGGAATCGGCTGGAAGAGGGATATAGAGTGAGCGGTGATTTTTTCCTTTAAGACCAACCTGGAAAAATTCCAGCAATTTGCGCTCTGACTCTGTAGAAAGCTTTGCACCTTTTACCGTAATAATATAACGTGGCACTGCCTTATTTTCAAAATAGTCAAGGTTATATTTACCAGCAAATTCATTTCCAGCCATAGCATTTGATGCTGCTACGATATCTGGAATACCGTAATAGTTATTGCGTGGGGTATATTTCTTAAAGTGGATAATTTCATTTGGTCTATCGCTGCCGTCCGCAATTGGATTAGGAGTTTGCTGATCTCCAAAATTACGGAAGAATACAGCCTTGCCATAAAGCAATTGAATAAAGCCATCACGAAGACGGCGGACACGCATTGTCTTTGAAGGAATATGTCCGATATACCCTATCTTTCCAGATGTTGTTCTACCAACTTCTAAATAGCCATTTCCTGTTGCCTCTACATCTACATAGAACTTAATTAGAGTTTCTTTAAATGTTTCTTCTTCATTGCAATCTTCTAACCATTCATGTAGATCTTGACGAAGTCTATCAAGCTTTCTACGTGCCCGCTCTAATTGATTTTCGTTATCAATTCCATCAATTGCATCCATTGTCTTGCGTGTTTCAATAAAGTCATATCCAAGACCTACAATGTTTGAAACCTTGGCGTTAATTGCTGCATAGTTGTATGGCGAAATTTCATAAATATGTGAAAGATATTCAAGGTTATATGGAGGCTCAATAAGGTCAAACATTGCATAACCAGTAATGGCTTGTGCAAGAAGATTCTGTTGTGTCTCCGCCCCATCAAGGCCAACAAATCTCTTTTGAATTGTACGGCTCATCTTGCGTCGGAATGCAGGACTTAGCCCAGAAATCTTTTGTAAATCTTCGCCAGAGGCCATAAATACGTCTGTTGTTTTTACAACGCTTGCTGACGGTATGTGGAAATCTGATGCTGTGTATGCGTGTACGCCAGTATCTAATTCTTGTGAATTATCTTCGAACATTGTTGCCATTTTGCTGAGCCTTCCTTGTTTCTTCCTTATAAACGCCTATGTCTAGTGGATCTGGTGTTAGGCCCCACTTTAGCCTTTGTTGCTGATATTCAAATTCTTCATCATCAATTTTACGACGGCCAGATAGGAATACTGGCTGCCCTTCATAAATTCCATATGATCTTACTTCTCTGGCAAGAGCATCTATGCGAGAGCGATTGCCTTTCATGGAGGTTATAGATAGGAAGTTGCCGTCATCATCGCCAATCCAACGTCCGTCTGGCATTTCCCATACATATATTCCCAGAGTTGTTTCTTCTGGTCCTACCTTTATGCTCTTGTTCTTAATATCCATAGGTATTTATTTTACCATCTTTGCCAGTCTAAGTCCAGCTTTTTGTCATGCCAAATGACAAAATTATATACTTTGAACCACAATCCAGTCATTATTATATGCCGTTGCGCTTGTTTCTGTCAGAATAGGAGTCGAAGAATCTGTAATTGTTGAAGTTTGCTTACGAATATATAGATCATAGTTGGCGGCAGCTTGGGTTGAATTAAAGGCTGTCTCGTATAAAGTAATATATTGGTATAGGGCTGATACTGATCCATTTACTGAATAATTGAATCTAATATCACTTGATACAGCCGACGCAAATACGACTATGACATGGTGTAATTGCCCTGCTTTAAATATGCCTGAAACGTTGGTTTGAGATGTCTTATTTACCCCATTTACGTATATGGCAGAAATGTTAGTCTTAGACATTGTGCCAGAATTACTCCAGCGTAATGTTGAGGCGGCATATCCATTTGTAGCTGTCGTAGAAATTAAACCGCTATCTGTCAAGGCATTTGGTGTATAGAAAAATTCTATAGTCCTTATTCCTTTATTTGTAGTAATTTCAAATCCAGAGTCTACAACAGTTCTGAGGCCATTTCTGCTATTTCTAGACAAGATGTCATAAGGCAATTTTCCTAAAGATATATTATAGTCCGATATTCCAGCATGCTGTTCTAATGTTGCTAAGTATCCAGTCCCATTATAAGAATATCTCCTATAGTTATTGTAAAATAGTATATCTAAATTGTACAGTCTTGGAATATATCTTGATGTATCGGTAGAGGTAAATGTTATTCTTAAATACAAATTACCACTTGATGAAAAACTATTTAAAGTATAATTTGGCACCTGCTGTCCATTTATACAACTTGTATAATTTATTCCATCTATACTTGCTTCAACTGTAATTCCATTGTCGCCGTCCCATTCTATTTTAGAAGAATCTAAAGTTGCTGATGTCGGAATAGAAATAAAATCTTCTATTGTAACTGTGCTGGATGCAGAATTTTCTGTTTCTGTTATTTCAAGACAATCTAAAGATTGATTATATGTCAGACCAGAAGTTGTTAGTTGATCCCAGCTTTTGCTGTACGGATACTGAAATTTATAAGATGAAGAAACCTCATTATCATAAAGTTCAAATAATTCTCCTCCTGCTGGATCTGCTATTTGAATTGCAGGTAATCCCTGTCCTTGTGCAAAATGATATAGTATTTGAGACTGTGACAATCCGTATCTGTATATTGCTACGCTATTGATTAAAAATGAATCGTTTGAGCTAGGAGTTGGACCAGTGGCTAAATTTAAACTGGTGTTTGTGAATTCAAAATTAGGCAATACTTTATACTGAACTAAAGCCCCATTTATATAAATAGAGGCGGAAGTAACTGAATATACACACGCTATATGAAAAACTTTATTGGTAGATGAAAGAGTATATTCTAAACTTTCTGAATCCAATTTAAATACTATATTACCTTTTTGATAAAATACTCCTATGTCTTCTGTGGAGTCTCCTACTAAAGGAATTTCTGATGTTGAAACGATTTGAGGATAAAACCAGAATTCAATAGTAAAATCATTATCAGAATAATATTTTTTTCCAAACATTATGCACCGCCACTGTAGTCATTCACTATTGTATAAACTATAGAGTTTAAATTTGTTATTTTTGTTGATCTACCATTACCAGAAACAATTGGTAAAATTCCAGACTCTGGATCTCCGATATATAATCCATCATTTTCGCATCCAGAATGATCATATGCAACATCACCGTATAAGTTTGCATATGAAGATACATTGTCTAATATATCTTGATACGAAGAAAATTGTGATAGTATGTCGTTGTAGTCTGCTACTAAATCAACAGTAGTCAAATCATCCAAAGGGTAATACGCAATTGGATAGTCATATAACACTGTTGATTTATAGGACATTTTAGCCTCCTACTGCAGATTTTAAATATCTTATTATTACTATACCAGATCCACCATTTCCAGTAGAACTATTAACTGAATATTGTGGTCCGCCTGGATAAACATAGTAGTCTCCACCTGATCCGCCTCCACCGCCACCAGTATTTGAGTCTCCATTAGTTCCCATTCCTGAAGATACTGCGGTTGGTGTTGATGAATAAATATATAGTCCTCCACCTTTTCCACCACCGCCTGATCCACCAGCACCTCCGCCGCCAAATCCAAATGCTGTTCCAATTGACCAATTTCCTCCACCAGAATAAGTAGCTGAATTATAGTTAGGTCCGTTAGTCATTCCGCCGCCGCCTCCTGCATATCTGCCATCTACTCCACTTCCAGTTACAGATGCCCAAGTAGAATATGCATTTGTCCCAGCTCCACCTGCACCACCTTGTCCTCCAGATACAGCATTACTTCCTACTGCTCCAGCGCCACCACCACCGCCGCCACCGCTATCTTCAGCACTTCCTGTTCCAGATCCACCATCATTTCCTTGTCCTACAATTCCGCTACCAGGAGAACGAGTAGAATAATAATTTGATCCTCCACCACCTGAGCCTCCATTTTGTCCAGGAGCAACTACACCATAAAGACTTGCCCCAGCACCTCCGCCTGTTGCTGATACCGAGTTAAATGAGGATGCTGTTCCAGATCCAGTGCTTCCACCACCACCGCCGCCTACTTGAACTAAGTAAGTTCCAGGAGATATTGTTGAAGACCCGTTTAAAACTCCACCACCACCACCACCTCCGCCTGCGCCACCGCCTGATCCTCCGCCTGCAACCAAAAGATATTCCACAGCTAAAGAATTATTTGACACAACTAAATTATCAGTTGATGTAAACTTTCTATAATAATATGTTGCATCGGAAGTAAGAGATCCACCAGAAACTTCTATAATGCTTGTTACATTAACACCTAATGCAGCAGCTGCATAAGTCATGATTAAGAAAGTCCTGGTCCAGCTATCAAATATGTGTTACTTGCAACACATAATATTGTAACAACTCCATATGCTGGGATAGTTCTATTTCCAGTGTTTGATGTTCCTGCCCATCTTAATGTAACGCTAGAACCTTGAGTAATTGTTTGCGAAGAACCAGAATTATTATATATTACAGCATTTTGTCCCGCCGTCATTGCTGTGGCAGTAGTAACAGAAACTCCACCTGTTGTTATATCTATATATTTACCATTATCAGAAGACTGTAATATGTATGCTGAAGTTTGAGAATTCTGTGGCAATGTTGCTGGGCCTTGTGGTCCAGTTGGACCAGTTGCGCCAGATGCGCCAGATGGGCCTGTTGCGCCAGTTGGTCCAGATGCTCCAGTTGAAATTCTTACTACGTCCCAAGTTGTTCCATTCCATATCCAAGTAGTTCCACTTACTGTATATGTTTGATTTAAGGTGGGGGAATTAGGAAAATCCATTGGCATATTATGAACCCATAATTAACAAAATGTCTTCTTCTGTTAACCCTAACTGCTCTAGCTTAGATATCGCTTGTTGTCTTTTATTTTGTCTCTGCAATTCTTTTTGCTCAAGCCATGCTGGCAAATCTAATTTTCCTTGATTAAACTGTTCTTCTGTTAAATATGGATCTGCATCATGCCAAATAATTCCAGAATAATCATCTCCGTATATGGTCCACTTAACGCTGTCTGGCACAAGCATTTTTAAAACTTCGGCTCCAATCATCATGGCGTTACCTCCATTAATACCATAGTACTACAATTTGTTATAATACCATCATTTACTGAAACATGTCCGTATCCGCCAGTAAATTTTGTTTTATATGTTATAGCGGAAGTTGTATTTGGTGAATCTAAATGACTTCCAGTAAAAACAAGTCCCCAAAAAAGATGCGCTGGTAGGTACGTATTGGTCCACCCAGCAGCCAAAATAAATTGTTTAACAAGAGAATTATCTTTCCAAAGTTCAAGCCACATACTTGATTGCTGAGAATTAACATCTTTATTATAAACTTGATCAAACATAATTAATATTTTATTAGAAGCGGAAGTTGGAGTAATTGTTGCCTGTAATGTAGTATCCTGTTTAGTTCCTTGCAAAGAATTTGAAGCTACGCTTTGGCTTGAAGTTCCATGAACAACTTGAACAATTTTTCCTAATCCTTGTGGTCCTGTTGCCCCAGTTGCGCCAACAACACCTTGTGGTCCAGTAGATCCAGTTATGCCTTGAGGGCCTGTAGCACCAGTTAAACCAGTTGGACCAGTCGCACCTTGTGCACCTGTTGGTCCAGCTAAAGAGTTTCCAGTTTCTATCCAATAAGAATCATAATAAATATAAGTTAAACCATTGTCTGAATTATACCAAGCTTGTCCAGAAACTGGTGATGATGGTGGTGTGCTTGAAACAATTGTAAATACTCCATTTGCACCTGTTGCGCCAGTTAGACCTGTTGCGCCTGTTGGTCCTTGCGGACCAGTAATTCCTTGAATACCTTGAATACCTTGTGGACCAGTTGCGCCTTGAATACCTTGTGGGCCAGTTGGTCCTTGTAAGCCAGTTGTTCCTTGAGGTCCAGTTGCTCCTTGAATTCCTGTAGCTCCTGTTGCACCTTGTGGACCTTGAAGTGGTCCAACATTAAGCCACTGTGTTCCATCCCATACATATAAATCTCCTGCAACAACATAACCGTCTCCAAGAGATCCAGTTGGATGCGCTGTTTGCAATGCGCCTAATGTTGCATATGTTCCTAAAATTGTTACGCCTGCGCCTTGTGGACCTGTTACACCTTGTGGTCCTGTTGATCCTTGTGGTCCTGTAGCGCCAGTTGGGCCTGCTATTCCTTGTGGTCCAGTTGGACCAGTTGTGCCTTGAGGTCCAGTTACACCTTGAACACCTTGAATGCCTTGTGGTCCAGTTGGACCAGTTGTGCCCTGTGCACCCGTTGCTCCAGATGGTCCAGCAGGACCAGATGGACCAGATGCACCTTGTGGTCCTGTAGGACCAGTTGCGCCAGGATTTGCTGTTAGATAGTTATCTATATCATTAGCCAAATTTTCAAAATGTTGCGGAATGTCTGGCTGATCTGGGTAATCAGGAAATCGAAAATTCTTAGACGTTGTTGGCATTTCTTTATTATACCACTATGACCTTTCGTACCAGCCTTTACCCCATAGGTTCATAAGCCTATAAAAGTACTTTTCATACATATATTTAATGGTGTCTACTGAATATAGGTCCACTGCTCGTTTATGAATAGCATAGGTGTCTAGGAATTTTACATCTTCCGCCGCCCTACAAAATTCATCAAGAGTATGGCATCTATAACCAGTAACGCCATGAACTACAGTTTCTGTAAATGCTCCCCAGTCTGTGGTAATGACTGGCGTTCCGCAGGCTTGGGCCTCTATATTAACATTGCCAAACGGTTCAATATAAAGCGTTGGAACAAATACTGCAATAGCTTTACCCATAAGCTCTGCTCTTTTTTCTGCACCAACCGATCCGATATATTCTCCATATTTAGGAATGTCATTTCCAGATCCAGCCAAAATAAGTTTAGCGCCTAATTCTTTACAAGTCTCTGCAGCAATTTGAACGCCTTTGCGTTCTATCATTCTGCCAATGTAAAGATAGTAGTCGCCCTTTTCTGGCTGATAGGGAAACATGGCGGGATCAAGATAACCAGGAATTACAGTATCATAAAACTTTCCATTAATTGTATATGGATCTTTATGTGCAGCATAAACGCTATGCATCCAGGCATACGATTCAAATACTCTATAATTAGAAAATGTGCCTGTATATCCAATTCCAAATTCCACCGTCATATTATTTGGAAATGCATCTGCTATTGGCTTTTGACAATTACCAGCAATTACACAAATGAAATCTTTTTCTTCAATTCTTTTAGACATTTCTTTTATTGCCGTGCTGTTGAATATTTGCCAGTATTTATTGCTTGTATCAAATAATATGTTATCTAGATCTGTTTCTGCATTATAAGCAAGTCTATCTTCTTCTGATATACAGGTTATGAGTTCATCTACTTCCGCCTCATTTTCTATTCCCGCATATAAATAAACTGTATGTCCCAAAGATTTCATCATATTGCAAAATCTACGGACTTTTTCCGTATAGGCGCACCAAACATATTCTTTTGTCGTGTTTGTGTGAGGTAATGATATTACATGAAAACGCATATATATATTTTACTATATTAATTTAGGAAAGTAAATACTAAGACCAGGAAACTGTTCCAGTTCCGCCCGTAAATCGTTTAAAAGAATATGAACCAGTTGTTCCAGTAGCATCTGCAGTTAAGCCAGCACCAACAGATATTGTTCCTGCTGATGTTAACCATCTTAGAATTACTACTCCAGAACCACCATTTCCACCAGGACCACCTGGGCCTCCGTAACTGTTTTTACCACCGCCACCTCCACCGCCAAGATTTGCGGTTCCTGCTCCACCTGTTCCAGTAGGTATAGCACCATTACCGCCACCGCCTGCGCCACCTTGTCTACGAGAAGCATCGCTTCCACCTTCTCCGCCACCTCCACCGCCACCTGCATATGTTGTAGAACTTCCGTTTATGTTATTAGAGGCGCCATCGCCACCTTTTCCGCCGCCTTCTTGTGATCCTCCTACTTGACTTGCGCCACCGCCGCCACCTGCAGAGTAACTGCCACTACTAGGACCAGCACCACCATCTCTGCCTTGTCCAGATGTTCCAGCATATCCTGGATTTCCGTATGCTCCACCACCACCAGAGCCACCAGTACTTCCAGCAGAACCACCTGGCCATGGAGGATCTTCGTGACCTACACCTCCTCCGCCGCCTATTGAAGTAATTGTTGCAAATACAGAATTGCTTCCTTGTTTTCCACCAGTATTTGTACTATTGTATCCACCCAAACCGCCGCCGCCAACAGTTACTGTATAATTTGTACTTTTTTGTAGACTTAAAGCAGTTTCTACAGAGGCTCCACTTGATCCTCCAGTATTAGCTACTGTGGATCTCATTCCTCCTCCTCCTCCTCCAGCACCATAACGACCATTAGAACCTCCAGAATAATTATCCATACCTCCGCCTCCTCCACCTGCTACTACTAAGTAATCAACAGTAATTGGTGAAAGGGTTGTTATTTGAGTTGAAGAAGATGAAGCAGCTGACGTTCCAATAGCATTAGTTGCTGTAACTGTAAAAGTATAATTAGTCCCTTGAGTTAATCCTGTTAAATTAAATGTACCAGAACCAGATTGAGATAATGTATTTCCTGTTGCTCCTGCTGGTGACGACGTTGCGGTATAAGTGGTGATTGCTGAACCGCCATTATTTACTGGCGCTGTAAATGTTAAAGTTGCAGTATTTTGTCCTGTGGCGGTTGCTGTTCCAATTGTTGGAGCTTGAGGAACTGTTGCAGCAGTAAATGTACTTGCTGAAGACGCTGTTGAGCTACCATTTGCATTTATTGCTTTAATATACATATTATATGAAGATCCTGCCGTAAATCCAGCATTAATTGTTAATGGACTAGATGTTTGAGCTGGCGATAGAGCGGTATATGTTGATCCATTAGTTGAATACGAATAATTTGTAATTGTTGATCCGCCATTTGCTCCAGAAACGGTTACTGTTGCTGTTGGAGTAGATCCATATGCAACTCCAGTTGTAGAAGATGCTGAAATAGTAGGCTGTTGAGGAAGAGTTGAAGCTGTAATTGATGATGTAGCTGCACTAGATGTAGAAACTCCATAATCATTTGTAGCTGTTGCTGTAAATGTATATCCAGTTCCTGCGCTTAATCCAGTAAAAGTATAAGATGTGCTTGAAGTTGTTTGTACTGTTGTAGATGGGCTAGAGGTAATTGAATATGATGATGGCAATCCTCCAGAGGTATTAGGAGTAATTGTTATATCTGCTGTAGGACTTCCGTATGCTGCCGCCACTGAATTTGATGCAGACAATGTAGGAGACTGTGCTGCAGCATTCATTGCTTTCCAGCCACTTGCTGTATAAATTTCTAATCTTCCAAGAGTACCGTTGTAATATGTATCGCCAACTGCTGGGCTGGATGGACGATTTGCTGTAGTGCCTTTTGGCGTCCCACCTAAACTAGAAAAATTTAAAGGCATTATCTCACCACCCATCCATATGTAGATCCTGTATATACAAGACTAAATGCAGCTCCATTTGTATCTACTGTTAAATCTTGAACTGTACCATTAATTTTACCACTGTTTGAATTTACGGTAATGTTATTTGTTGCTGCCGCCCCAGAAGCGTCATATATTTCAATAGTATCTGCTAATGTAGGGGATGCTGGTAAGGTTAATGTTCTAGCAGAAGTGGTATCTACGAAATATCTCTTTCCCGCCGCCAATGTAATATTTGAAGAAACCGAGTTTCCAGATACAGAAAGGGCGGGGGTATAAATAGGCTCAGATGAAGTAAATGCTCCTGTGGATTGTACCCAATTAAATGTTTTATCAGTTGCACCTTTAATTGTAATACCAGCGCCATCGGCGGTGGTATCAGTAGGTGAAGCAACAGAAGCTAATTCTATATTCTTATCATCTACAGTTAAAGTAGTTGAATTAATTGTTGTGGTGGTTCCATTTACTGTAATATCTTGAACTGTTAAATTTCCTGCTGCTGAAATTGAAGCAAGTACAGTACCGCTACTGTTCTGCCATTCTTGGAGATTGGCAGTTTGTCCTGATGCTCCACGCACACGTACAACTGTCATTCCTGTAACGCCAGAGTTATTAATAAGCAATCCTGCTGTGTATGGATTTAATATTGTTTGGTTAGTTCCACCATCTTGTAATTGTAATGAACCATAAACAGATGCTGTTGACGCTCTTAATAAAGTTCCATTAAGTGCTAAATAATCTCCTGATGAAGAAATTGCAGCATTTGCAGTTCCACTACTATTTTGCCACTCTTGAAGATTGGCGGTTTGAGAGGCTAAGCCACGAACTGTTATGGGTACAATGGTCGTGCTTTGTGTACCAACTAGAATTGTACCTGAAGCTGTTAGATTGATATAAGAACCATTGTTATTTATGTCTCTTAGTCCTGGACCAAAATAAAATCCTGATTGATTGATTTTTGCTAATACTGTTCCTGTGCTACCTTGAAATTGTTGAAGATCAGCTGTTTGAGAGTCTGCGCCTTTGACAGTAATACCAACAGTTCCTGTAGCCTGAGAAGTTACAGTTACGTTACCAGCAAACGTCAATGTCTTAGCAGAGAAGTCTCCACCAATGAGAGGAGTTGAAGTATTAGAATTTGCTATAACAAGTTTATTGCTACCGCTTGTATTTTGACCAGCCTGATATCCTATCATTATATTGCCAGAGCCGACGCCAGAATAACCTGACTGTGTTCCTAAATAAACGTTATTGTTGCCACCGCCACCGCCATTTATAACACCCGCTAGAGTTCCTACAAATACATTGTCTGCTCCATAATTATATCTACCAGATGCATAACCAACTGCAATATTTTGATCATTTGCACCAAATGATTCTCCTGCATATAATCCTATAGCAATATTTCTTGATGCGCTAGTAGCACTTCCAAGTCCAATTGTAATGCCATTTATACTTGCATCAACACTAGATGTTATTTTTCCTGTCGCCGAAATTGAAGCAAGTACTGTTCCCGCCGAATCCTGCCATTGTTGTAGGTCGGCGGATTGAGAAGCTGCACCACGAATTATTATGCCTTTATCGGAAGCCAACTTAGGTTGAACATTTATCCAAGCACCATAACCAGAAGCAGTTCCGTTTTGAAATGTTCCATAAGCATCAATTCGGGCATTTACTGTACCTGCACTATTTTGCCATTGTTGTAGGTCTGCGGTTTGAGATGCTGCGCCACGAATGACAACAGGGACATATGAAGAAAGTCCTGCAGTAACGCCCCACATAACACCTGAAATTGTTGGACCAATACTATTAGCCAATAAGTTACTACCAATTAATTCTCCATAAGAACCAATTTTTGTACCAACAGTATCGTTGGATTGACGCCATTGTTGTAAATCACCTGTTTGACTAGATACACCTTTAACGATTAAAGCAACTCTATCATAGGAGTACGGATACATAACGTTTGTTTGACCAGATATTAATCCTATAGACCAAACAGTATTGTTTCCCCATTTTATTTGACCAACGCCAGATGAGCTAAACACTAGAGGAATTGATGGTCCTTGACCTGTTGTTATTGGACTTCCAATATAAGTATAAGCGGTTCCAGACGAATCCTGCCATTCTTGTAGATTGGCGGATTGGGAGGCAGCGCCTTTTATAATCAAACCTTTTGTAGATGCCGAGGCGGCAGTAATAGTAGACCCACCACTACTTGATATAGTTAATGAAGAAAGATCTGTAGGAGCATAATTTGTTCCTGAAGAAGAGTACGGAATTTGACCAGCATTTGGCGATGTTGTTGTTCCAGTTCCGCCATATTGGGTCGGAAGCGTAGTAGATGAATCTAAATTATTATTTGTGGCAAGAATGACGCCAGATGCATTAGA